CTTCAAGAATGTATAGGGATTGTTCACAAAAATTTAAGATTAAACCAAAAGAAAATTATTTTTCAAAGCCCTGTATAAATTTTATTGGCATTGATGCAGGAGAAAAAAACAGGATTAAAAACTGGAAACCCTCTAAAGGGATTAAAGATAAATTCCCATTGATAGAAGTTGGAATTGATAGGGCCGAATGTAAAAGAATTATAAAAAGGCATGGATTCCCTATCCCTCCAAAATCTGCTTGTTATATTTGTTTCAACTCTACCCATGCAGATTGGCGAAACCTTAGAAACGACCATCCGAAATTATTTATCAAGGCAAAAATATTGGAAAATAGTTGTAATAGAGAACGCAAAAGGAAGGGTTTGGGACCCATTTATTTAAGCAAGTATGGAGTTTCTCTTAGTGTAGAAGTAGGAGAAAACCAACTAAAACTGTTCAAGCGTGACGAGTATCCGGTATTAATTGAAAAACAAGGCAGTTAAAACTATTCACATAGGCGTGTACCCGTTTTGCTATTTATGATACAGTTGATACACATGACAACCACATGAAAGGGGGATGGGGTGGATGAAATAAAAAAGCTGGCGAAAGCCAAGTTTACACCGGAACAAGAAAAAACCTTTTCAGAAAGTAAAAAATTTGAAGGATGGTTTAAGAAAAATGGCTATAAATTTACACCGACAACAGACGATGAAAAAGATTGGTTCAATGTGGTTAGATTTTGGGCATGGAAAGCATGGGAGGCAAGGGGTAAGAGGCCACCGGAGTAGCCCCTACGGATAAGCCCAAGGATGCTGACAGGCAAAAATAAAGAGGCTGATTAGCAGCAACACCGGGGCCGTTAGAATTGGTTTGCGGTGCTTAGGGTCCGCAGCAAAATCAGCAAATTTTCGCACACAATGATATACATACCATGCCCGAATCTTTGACATGCCATCCTCAAGACAGGCCTTTCTAAGCTCCTTGTCGGCCTGTCTTCGCCATTTAGAATCAAGCAAGCCCTCTCTTATCAGTTGATATAAAGCATCGTGGATCAGAGAACCCCGCATGAAATTCTTTGTGTCGATTGTCGGACCGGAAGGCCCATCCCAGCAATAAGATTCCTTAATTAATAAAAAACCATCTTTTGATAGATTAATATATCTTGTGTGGGCTTCAAATCCCAAAATTTTTGTCTTGATTCCATAATCCTTGACTAATTGATATTTATATCCTGATTTATACTTTATCATTTGCTCTTTTCAACTTCATTTCCCTTTATTGAAGTCTAATTTTGATTTTAAAATCTTTCATCGGTGATGGATGTGTCTTAACCTCAACGAACATTTCGTTTGAGTCTGGCGAAAACATTCCTTCAGGCGTAAATGTAACAAGTGTAAAGTAATAATCTCCATCCCCGGTAATTTGCCACGATGCTGAAAACGTATCACCAACTCCGGGTTTAGTTATGGTATCAACTTTGGTATATGGACCGCCTGAAACGTTAGACATAAAAAGTTCCCACTTCTCAACCCTTTCCGAATCCGCTTGTTGAAATGAAATATCAATTGTATTAGTAACTGGATTATATACCGCAGCAGTAATTACAGCAGAAACAATTGGAGCAAGATCAATAGTGAAAGAAACTTCATTGGAATCGCCTGACCATTTATCCTCTGTATCTTTTGCTCTGGCTACCCAATAAAATGTGGTAATCTGACCATCCGGCGCATTAAATGTATGCTCAAACTCATTAGACTTTAAAACCGAATCCACATAACACCCACCATCGACAATGGTACAAGTAGGGTCAATCGGGCTGTTATAATCGTATTCCTGCCCTTCAACTCGTTGGAAAATAGCATACCCGGCCATGTCTGGTTCAGTGTTTGCATCCCAGTCAAATGTCAGTTTTACTTCTTTTGATATGGCAACTGATGGTATAACTATTAACGATGCCAACAAGACTATCAGTAATTTTTTCATTTTAACATCTCCTTATAAATTAAATTTTTGCTTCCAATAAATATATTGAGTAAATTTCATGCCTACTAACTTTGCTTTTTTATTGTTGGTATATTCAGGAAAATTATTCTCTACAAACATAATATCCCTTTTCATGTTCTCGGCTATCCTTGCTTTCCTCCACTCTGGATTTAACCAGTTCGTTTCAAGTGGAGTATATGCAAAAATTATGTCAGTCATAACTTATGGTAAATTAATAAATAACTCTGGATTTATACTTGAAAATTCAAGATGAATATGAGGAATAATCCCCGGATACTTCAGCCCGATATCTTGGGCCTTGCCGATCACCTGGCCTTTTGTTATTCCCATTTTCAGGATTTCCCTAAGAGGCTCAAAATAAAACATGGTAATCTCGCAATTGCTATTCTTGATCAACAGTCCACCAAAAAGAACGCCCTGTGATCTCGTGGAGTAAGGTATTTTTTCCCTGACCACCACGCCATTTATCGGAGAAACAATATCTTGCCCTGGGATGCATACAAAGTCAGCACCTTTATGGATTCGTGTTCCTTTGTCTCTCGGAGCACCATATCGTCCCTGGCCCCAAACATCAGCGCCACGCACTCCGTGTCCAGTTGGAGAAATCATTTTTTAGAGTCCGATTCCATGTATTGTTTGACTCGGCCTATGAATTCAGTCGTTTTTATGTGCCGGTCGTTTTGCTCCTTCATATAGCCTACAATCCTATCAAATTTTTTTTCAGTTTCTTCAGAGACTTTGGAAACAATCCGTAAACACTCCTCTTTACACTTCTTTGCGTCTTCTAAGTGCATGTAAATTGCATTTCCCTTGTCATCATACAGTTCTTTTTTCTTAACAACACTGGCATTATACTTACCCAGCCCGAAAGCACTGCCAAGTAGAGCTGACAATCCTGCCCCAATCTTTGCTATCAGTCCAATTTGTTGTTCCATAATCGCCCCTTTACATTCCAGGCCGTTTCTGCTATCTGCATCGGTCAGCCGTTTTCATCCCGGTTATGAATTCGGTCAGGTCTGTCGATTCGTGTCAGCGTCCAGACATGCCGCTCGTTTTAAACTCCACAAATTTTACTGATATACGCTGTCCACACGTTATTAGTCACAACAAACGTAGCATCTGCAACTATCTCTTCACCGCCAGTCAATACCGCTGCCGGAATTGTAACAGTAATTGTTTCGTCTGAAGATATTGCATAATCAGGAGCAGCATTTAGGGTAATTGTGCATACCGTGTCGCTGGTTCTTTCAACATCGTCAGCCGGAACAAGATTAGCTTTGACCTTCTCATCCCATCCGGTTCCACCAGCGACATCCCCGTCTATACCGTCTATAAGGGCTTGGGTATTTGCTGTTGTTCCAATCGGGCCAGTGTCAGCAGCTATCCATGTATCATCGGTCAAGGTGATGATTATTGTCTCACCACCTGTTACTATCTCAGACTCAAGAACTCCACCAGCAACTGCCGTGCCTGTAAGTGCTGCTGACCCGCCTGCTGCCTCGTACTCCAAATACGAAAGTACTTGCCCTAAAGACCACTGCTCGGTATCATCAGTCACACCTTGCTTAGTGTACTGAGCGACATTCCCCATGCTCCATGTCGGTGTTGGTGCTGTGGTTGCCATTATGTTATCACCACTTGTGGATCAACGATAAGATAGCCAGCGGCACTATACACACTGATCTCAAGCCATAATCGAATCTTACTTTCAACCGCTATTGTTGGAGTTACAGAAAGATAATCCCAATCATCAGCATCGGCAGGAACAGCTATTGTGTGTTCTGCTGATCTGATAGTTGCCATCGTATAGGCAGTTGGATCTCCGTAACTTGAAACGTATTCAGCGGCTAAATTAAAATTAGCTAAAGCATCACCGTCATTCAGAGTTACGCCTAATCCGTTGTATATCCAGAACTTGAACTCCTGACTTCCTGCATCTGCGTTGATTTCACCAAGTGGGATTTTTACTTTCCAGTCTTGTTCATAAAATACAAAATTGTTTACATTTGGACTTATCTTTAAAACTTTAGCAGACAGCTTCTCGTTAGGGGTTTCACCAGACACAGCAGTTGAGATATATTCACCACCAGCAAACCACGTTTTATGATTTCCCAATACCTTCTGATAATTTTCTACGCTGATATGGGTATTTGCATTAGACGTTGCATTGGCGATACTTACATAACCATTTGTTCCTCCTAATTCTGTATCAATAAATTTTACAAATAAGTTACCATCATTGACTAAAATATCAGCATCTCCATTTGGTATCTCAACACCAATATTTACATTTTTTCCATATATCTTACCCACTTTATAGGAAGATATTCCATGATCCCCCATATTAAATATTACAACATCTTTAAAGTCGAATTCTCCGCTATCAGAGAAGATTGCGACTTGGCCCGCACCAGACCCACTTCCCTCCATTATAAGCTGCCTAAAGTAAATTAAATTTCTGTTAAGTGTCCTTATCATCATTGTATTTTGAGTGGTCTGTTTAAATAAACAACCAATAAACGATAACCCTGTTGAATATGCGCAGTAAACAATACCATAAGTATTAGAACTGTCCTTAAACTCAATATTTTTAAATATATTATAGGCATCACTGCTTGCATCTACACGAAAAAATCCATCATTAAAATCTATTAAAGGAAGATCAATTGCATCTGCATCATATACCGCCTGTGCTACTACTGGCCGATCAACATAATCTTCGTCAGCTTCAATTTGAAATTTGCCATCTGTGCCAGTTGCTGTTGAACCTGCATATTCTCTGTCGAGCAGGAAACCAACAGCAATTTCGCCGCCAGCATCTATCTCTGCATCACCGCCATCACCATCAATTATATTGTCGTCTTCAACCCAAGCAGTTGCGGAATCTCTTACATATTGAATTATTCCTGTGGTATCTAAATTATCAGTAAATGCCCAAACCTTTCCTTTTTTAGTTTGAGTCGTGTTTGTGAGATGTGAACCAACCGTGAATTCGTCAGCACCGGCCATGCCGTCAACACCTGCCTCCCAAAGAACAGCAGTAAGCATATATAGTTTACCATCAGGTGCGGTTATATATCTTGCAGTGTGTTGCGTTCTTGACGGAGTAATTCCTACAATATTATCAATAATCCTTGAACCGTTTGTGAAATCTGCCTGGGTAATTGTAGTATTTGAAATCGCTGGACGAGGCCATCCTATATACCTTATAGGGCTTTCTGGGGTGTTATTGGTTAGAGCTAATGACGCACCCAAAGCAGTATTTGTAGTGCGCCGTACCCAAACATCATCACCATCCGTAGCACCAGCAACGGCAGCAGCCCATGTCTGCCATGCATCGTCACCTGAACCACCGTTATTCAAACCGCCAGCGGCTTCGTCTAAGAATTTGTCGGCCATTACACAACCCCCCTTTCAGCAACTTGATTAACAGGTAGGTCTTCAAACTTCTGGCCTACAGAAAGGTATTTCTTTTCAATCAAGATTTTCTCAACATCTTCACGGGTAAACATAGATGGCCATTGTGCTTCATAAGCTGCTTGGTCTATAGAATCTTGAAGATTGTCTTCAGCGTGTTTCATTCTCTCCTCAAACCCCGTTTTTATTTGAGTCTCAGATATAAAATAAAAAGTCTTAGTAAACCGCTGTGGTATAGTAGGATTTGAAAATTCAACAGTTACATCAAACCCACCACGTTTTACCTTAACTCTATTTAATTCTTTGTGTGTCCATTTAGCCATTTACTTCGCTCCCTTATCATGTGGATGTCTTACCATCTTATCAAAATGATGAATAATATGGAGCATCTCATGCCCTAAAACTTCCTGGGTTGCCGTTATTGTTCCGTCATCATTCATAAATCCCTCAGTGCATATCTCTGCTTTATCTGGCCATGCGAGTCCTCTGTGTCCGCTGCAATCGTCAGATATGATAATATCAACTGATGGTATAATAGTTACCCTGTGAACAAACGGTTGAGAGCAACCCACCCCTGCCAGTGCCAACGTCATTGTCAAAATACATAGAATTGTTACGAGTGTTTTCATGGTTAATTTCCTTTATGTAATTATTTATATTTATTCATAAGGTCGAATATGCATCCCACATACCTTTTCAATATCCGCAGAATCGACTCCGTAGATTTTGCCTGTCCAGCCTGCTTCTTCTCCACTAAACAACCAAATCGGCTCCCTCTGAAACATCGCATATGGATTCCTCTGAATCCATGCTAACTCCGATAAGGGTAAAGGTCGATTGTAGATATAAGCATACTCAACCCAAGCCGGGAGGTTCTTAGTCGCAGTATCTACAGAACTTGCACAAAACGTCAATTTACGAGAAGAGGGATCTAAGTAATGATTAAAATTACTATTGCTAAACTCACAGTAACCACCGTCTCCACCGCTAAAACACCAAAAAAGTTTTTGGTCCTTCTTAGTTATTGCTAAATTGATCCACAGAGGAGCGCTCTTTCCTAATACCAAATCCTCATAACTATCCCAACCACCATACGCAAAACTCAAACCAGAAGGAGAATATCTAAGTGTCCACCCACTACTCCCTGTTTGATCTTGGTAGTCGCCTACAAGTTGATCATTAATGCCCACTCCAGAATCTAAACGATATCTTATCGCAAAAGAGAAATTATCAAAATAGGGATATGAACGAAGAGTTTGAGCATAACCACTTGACCCGTCACAGTATAATGTACCTGTCTCAAGGTGCTCGTTAGCCAGATCAGAAGGAAGAATGATATGATTGTCGTTCCCACTTAGATCATAAACAAGATTACCAGACCCCTGATTCATTATCCAGCAACCAGTAAGATCAATGGCTAATGGATGCTTCTTATTTACTCTTCTTCCTAATGGTGGTTTCTGATGAAGCATTTAGCTGTCTGCCCCACACTCGATAAGGTAAGCGATTTCACTATCAGCAATAGTGCCTTTATCCTCAATGAAAATGAACTTCCCAATATGATTCAAGTGCCCAGCTGTAGGGTTGGTTGCCTTTAATACATTCTGATCCGCATTTACAGTGTCGGGGATAGCAACTTCAACTCCTGTGCCTATTGGTCCGATAAATCTGCATAGAGTATTCCAAACATCCAGACCTGTATAACCCCGAACCTGAACAATGACCTCAAGCCCTGTGGTGGCTTCTGCTTCAGCTACAGCAACGTCTATCATTAAAGAGCCGTATACATGACCGGATACGTCAATCGCACCTGTCTCCTTGAATCTGTCTGTTGCAGTTCCGCTATCGGGGTCAACAGCTGTCCAATCCAAAGCAATGGTATTCTCAGTCTTGGTCGGTGTTGATGGGTCGGTAAGTGCGATATAATGCACCCTAACGCAATGCCTTGCACCATCAGGATCGTAATTCCCGTTGAACAGCACTCTTGCACCAGATGCATCGGGAGGCAATTCGACTACATAAGTCTTGACCGCTTCATAGTTCTCACCATCACCATCCATAGTGTAAATCTTATCGGAACTGTCCTTTGCATTCTGAATATTATCCAAAAGAACGACTGTATCGATATCAGCCATCTATATCACCTCCTTATGAAATATCCTGATCGTAGGCGTTTTAATTCCTGCACTTCATTTGCCTTTATGATTAAATACTCATATCTTGTCATATTACACCTCTATCCAAGTTTTATCAGGGTCAAACCACATGACGTTTGAATTTCTGCCACCATAACCGACCACCCGAACAATCGCACTTGCAGCGCTCGGCCTTGTCTGCGTCATACTTCCGCCACTTGATCCACCAAAAACAGGCTTTCCACAAGACCAATTCCATGCTGAATGACCCACCATCGTTCCCGGCATAATGGCCGCAAACGAACTGCCATCGGCAACAGAACCGGGAGCCATAATTAAAAAGCCTGACATTGTCGCCGCCGAATCAGCATTGGCCTTGGCAGCGGCCCCCGTAGTTTTGACATAGCAAAGGTTTCCTCTTGCCAATACACCACTTGCCACAAATGATCCTGTAAAACCATCGTCAACGGTATCGGCAGGAGTGGTATCGTATAGAACGTCCTTCTTTCCGGCAACGGCAGCAGAGGCGGCGGCGGCCTTATCCGTAGCGCTCGAAGCCGCATCACTCGCAGAGGCGGCCAAATCCATAGCGCTTGAGGCAACGTCACTGTTGGATGCAACTGAATCAGGATCGAATGATACGCTTGCGTAAGCCATGATTATTTATCCTTATTTATATACGTCTAACAATTTCTCTTGCACAATCCATAAAAGATTCTTTTACTTCTACGGATCGTTCAGGTTTTTTATTGAAACCCTTTCCAAAATATTTCCAAATTATGTTTGCAACTATTTCAGTCCTTTGTTCTCCGACAAATTCACTGATAACAACACTACTTGCAGCCGCTTCAGCTTCGGGATCTTTTGCTACTGGGTAATCCATTTTATTTATCCTTATTTTGAATCCGTGTTGCCTTAACACCTTCAATACTGTTCACACCTTTCTTGACAGCAGACCGTACAGCACGGATTTTCTTAACAATTTTACCCGCATTTTCATCTTTAACGTCGGCTTCAACAATAAAAATAACCTTTCTTGTTTCCATTTTCTTATCCTTATCCGAGGATTTTCTTATAAAGTTCAATATACGCTGGAACATGCTTACCCCTATCATAGTTTTCTTTCGCATAAGCAATGGTGTCTTCCCGAAGGGTGCTTCCCTCTGCCTGTAGGTCATTCCAACACCGTTCAATCTGTTCGGCAATTGAGTGGACATCAAACGGTTTGGCATGGTACTTAGTATATTCGCCGTTGTAGCTGATCACCGGAACCCCAAGCGCCATCATTTCCATGCTGACCCGAGAGCAAATCCCGGAATAGTTATTGTTGAATCCAATATCCGCGCCGGCCTGAAAAGGCTTGAGATTCCTGTTTGCAAGTTGGATATTTTCACAGTATTTTTCCAACCGCCTTTCATGGGATCGGCAAAACAGGTTTCGCCATTGCTGTATCGGTTCTAAAAGTAGGGAAAACACATTAAGCCTTGCGTTTGGTATGCGTTCAACAACATAAGGCATTGACCAAATGATATGATGATTCAGCTTTTCAAATCGTGGGGTATCGCAGGAAATAATTGCCGGATGGTGGTCGTACTCCCAGGGATGAATATTCTCAAACTTCTCAAGATCAATTGAGTTGGGAATATAATGGCAGCGATCTCCCTTTTCATCGTAAAGTTTCATTATATCGTATTCATGAGTATTGATACAGACCGTTGCGTCCATTTTCCACAAGAGGTTAATATGCACATTCAACGAACTGCCAGGAACCTTACCCCATTCTTTCAACATCAAGTGTTCAGTCGGGCCATGCAGAACACCCACACGCTTTACGCTTTTGGAAAATTCTTCAAGCTCTTGCGGGAATCCGCTATGCAGTACCCACACATCAGCCTTCTTCGCTTCTTCCCAGGAGATCGGTTGAAACCATCCTTCGTCAGTGTGCTTTTCTTCGGGGTTTTCGACATAGTGAATAGCCGCGTCTGATTGTATCCCTGCCCTGCGTTCGTATTTCACTTGATCTTTCACAGATTCATACATACCTGAGACTCTTGGCCCCCAGTTGCTCCAGTGGACTATGTGCATTTTTATTTAAACCTTTTAGTCAATGGAGGGCATTTCAGCCCCCCGTTATAATTAATCCCCAACAGCCGTGGTGGAGTAGCGATACTTGATCTCGCCGCTCGTGGTAACAATAATATCTTTGACCACAAATGAACTGTCACCAGGATTACTGAAGATCGCACTTACCAACTGAGCTAATGCGCTCGAAGCCGCAGTACTGGCAGCAGCCGCTTTAGTAACAGCCGCCGCAGCCGCACTCGAAGCGTCTGAAGCCTGACTCGCTACCGCCGCCGCCGCAACTGACGCCACCGAAGCCGTGTTACTGGCAGCCGCCGCCATTACAGAAGCCTTACTGGCCTTGTCAGAAGCCGCAGCCGCAGCACTCGCCGCATCACTGGCTGCAGATTGATTGACAATTACAGCCGAACTCGCCGCAGTTGCCTTATCCCATGATGCAGATTTAGCCGCAATTTTGGAACTGGCATCACTACCCTTGGCCGCCGCTACCGAAGCGGCAGAAGCCTTATCACTGGCAGCCGCAGCCGCAACGGAGGCAGCGCTGGCCTTGTCAGAAGCCGTCGCAATCGCTGTCGGGTCAAACGAAAATGAAGAATAACCCATTGCATATGAACCCCCTTCCTAAAGTCAATTACCTTTGTTTTGGCAAACCACAACCAAAGGATTTTGGTACTGAGAAGCCAGCGGCTCCAGTTGATGGTCTCTTAAAGAGACGTTTACGAAAACTTTCCTGCATAATGATTCAAGCTCTTTGGGAGCATATTCTCTGACATGATTCGCGCTCTTTCGATACCGGGACAAACGATTCGGAGTTGACAAAATCAGAGTGCCATTTCCATTCATCATTTTTTTGGCGTGTTCCAAAACCCGTTTGTCGTATCTCATGTGTTCAATCACATCGATCATAACGACAAAATCAAACGCTCCGGCATCTATGCCCTTATCAATATCCCCGTATGTAAACCTAAGTTTCGGAAGCGGAAATACTTTCTCGGCAAAATTAATTCCACCCTCATCAATATCAAAGGCAACAACCTCTTTGGCCTGCACGGTTAAAAGGTGTGTCCCGAATCCGGTTCCAAATCCTACATCAGCCACACGACCACGAACAACTTTCGCAACTTCGGTGTAAATATCGAACTGAGGGCTTAACACATACTTAAATCGGTTCCATAAAATCATCTATTTTTCCTTTTAAATTACTGACCATCTTAGATAAAATTCTTCCTGACTCCCACCATCCGTTGTTACTTGCATGGTACAAATATATGTTTCGCCGGAGGTTCCGGCTTTGATATATGGTTTAATCAATCCGTCATCGTTATCGTAAGTGCATAACACGGCTGTCAAAACATCACTTGTAGCATCAGTTCCATCTTCTGTGGCCGCCGAAAAATCAACACTGTCTATGGTGTCATCTTCAAGGAATTCCGATATGTCTATATCGACCAACCATGCAGCAAATATCGGCTTTGAATCCGGGATTTCAAAATGTCGTAAGCCCTCGTAAATCATTTTTTATCTCCACGTTTTAAATCTTGGCCGTGTCAAGCTTGAAAAGAATTTTGGCCGTGTCAAACCTGAAAAGAATGTCCATCTTACTGTATATGATCTTGATGTTTCATCGTAAGTTATTACAATATGCTTACTGGCATCTAAGCGAATGTTTACAACTTGATATTCTCCTGCCCTTGGATTTGAAACGATATCCGCTTCTAAACTTTCTGTTGCCGGATCTTCATCATAAGCGACTATAATGTTTTTATCGGACGCTAATCGAATACTTGCAATTTGGTATTCGCCTGTACCCGGGTTAGAAGTGATGATTAAACCCGCTACAGATACACCAATATCTTCGTTATATTTTACGACCATGTTTTTGTCTGAATCCAAACGAATACTAATTATTTGATATTCATCTGCACTCGGACTTGAAATAATATCTAAACTTGACATTGGTTATTCTTTTCCAATAAAAAAGCCCGACCAAAACAAAAACCTTCTGTCTCAATCGGGCGTCATAATTTCCGTGATCGTACCGGGTTAATCGGTAACCGACTTTGGATATAAAACAACTTGTGAAAACTATTTTATATCAACCAATCATTCTTTGCAAGAGTTATTTCAACTCCACATACCTCTTATTAAACCTCTGCGCCATCCTCAACATAGCGTCATTCAATAAAACAACCTTTCTCCGCTTGGCGTCCGGTGTCAATGTCTTTGACTCCATTATCGTATCAATTCTTTTCTGCATTCTGGATATCCGGGAGCTTATGTTTGAAGCGTATTTCCACATCCTGATTTCGTTCTTGTGCTTGGCGTAATATTTAACCGCTTTGTTGGGATCGGTTTTCAGCAGTTCTTTGTAGTTTTTGCGGACCGTCCTTATTGTTTTTGCGTGTTCTTCGGACGCTTTAACCTCTTTTGCCTTTGTTGCCGGCGCCCCGAAAAGTATTCTTCCACCTAACTTTTTAGGTGTGGCATAGGGAATACCGGATAACATCGTCGTCAATTCAAGGGAATCGTCCACAAAATTAGTCGCCGCTTTCTTGCGTTTTTTGATGTCTTCTTCCGACAACACGGTTACGCCGTTGGCAATGACATTTGATAATAGTTCGGGGATCCGACTCACCGGAATACTCACATCATACCCCAGGAACGTACCCCGTTCGATCTTACTGATCACGGAAGAGGCCAGATCCCGGACAAAAAACATATACCCGGACCATGAAGACAGGACTTTACCGACAAAAGATTTTCCTTCCCTGCCATATAATCGGTCTCGAAGATCGTCTATGGCCATGACACCCAAGGTGTTGATGACAAAGATAACCATCAGCGACTTGGAAAACTTGGCATATGCCTGCTTATCCCCGGTTCTAACCGCTTCCCTGTAGCTTCTCCGGGTCAAGTTAAGCGCCTGATTCGTAAATGACCCGAACATGGTCCCAAGTTTTTCAATTGTGGATCCCCTGGAAAGAGAAGATCGATGCTCGGGCGAAAACATGGGTTGTGTTCTTTGCGTGGCGTAATCCGCGAACTTATAGGCCAGTGCCATTTTTCGTTCAGGGGTCAGGCTTGCAATGTCAGAGTCTTTCATGTCAAGGGCAAGCCGAACCTCTCTTGACAGCTTTCCGGCCTTGAATTCATCCAATGTCTGAAGCACCGCTCCGTGCATCCCCATGTTGACGGCGGCCTGGTCAAACAGTTTGATACCGGACATAAGTTTTTCTTTGATGCTCTTGGCTCCGCCGTACACTCTTTTCTCAGCGCCGGCCTTGAACACGTCGGCAACATCCCGGCTGTACCCGCCTTCAATACGTTCCAAATATTCCGGAGAATACATTTTGTGCCTGGATGTTATTTCCCTGGGGTGCCAAATATTATCAAGAAGACCCATAGCCAGGTACTTTGACTTGACGTATGGCAAATATACGGGAAGTGACAATATCTGCTTTGAGACAACAAACGGATTAAACCCAAGCATAGCGGTTGCCAACTGATTCTTAGCTTTTAATGCAAGTTGCTCGGTCGTGGTATATGATTTGTATTCCCCGGCAATGTCCCGCAAGCCTTTTTCGATCTCTCTCCATGTTTGTTCACCGTAATTGTTCGACAAATTTAGCCGGAACGTGGGATCATATAAAAGTTTTGAGGCATTGCTCAATGGAAGTTCAAGGCCGATATACGCCGCTGATTTTGAAACGCTCGTATTAATGTCGTAGGTTATGGAATTCAGGTATATGGGCAACGACACCCGCTTTCTTTTTTCGAGCATACCTTTAGAAACACCGACTCTTAGCCATGTTCCCTTGAACCTTTCGAGGGCGTCTTCCACCGCTATGTCACTTCCACGGGCAAGGGGCATGGTGTCTTTCGGGTGATAGTTTTCTTCCCTGGGCATTGGGTAACCGTTCTTTTCCAGAAAAACAGCGTCAAGCCTTTCGATTTGATCCGCAAACAGGTTGTCACACGGAGCTCCGGCAAATTCTTTTTCGGCGTCCGTCAAACTGTCGATCACGGAATTGAATTCATCCTCGGTTATATTATGCACCCGGTTAGGTTCGTCGCTGAACTTGAATCCGAAACCACCCTGGATGATTGCTTTTTTGTTGTCAGCGTTCAAAGAGTGCCGGTATAGAGACATTCTTTCACCTCGGGTCAGTTCAATCCTGCCGTTCTTCACGACTTCGGCCATCCACTTGGACATATCTTTGATCTTGTGTTTTTTCTCGAAATCTCCGAGGTCTTCCTGAAACTTCTTGAATGTTTGCTGCTTGTATTTCAGTTCTTCGGTGATTCCATTTTTAACATTTTGATACAGGACTTTATCCATGATAGAGTTTACACCGGAAAGACTCTCAATAATCAAGTCAAAATGATCATGGCGAATACCAAAGGTGTCCGCAATCAGCCGGGCGGTTCTCTTCACTTTTCCAAGTGGGCCTTTTTGGGATGATATAATCTCGGACCGTACTTTCTTGGGAGTCTTCATCTCCCCCATGGCGCCGTTCAGCACGTTTGTACGTTGCCGTTCCTGCCTGCCGACTCGTATTTTCTGTTTAACTGCGTCAAGGTGAACGTGGTGCAATACCGCAATGTTAAGCGATTCAAGATCGTCAAGGGTTAAGTCCCTGGCCGCCGATTTGTCGAGCCGTTCAAGATTCTTTAACACATAATCCGGTATCTCGGCATCAGGGTTGTTATCAAAGTATTGTCGCGTCCTTTCAAGTTTGAGTTGTTTTTTTAATGACAGCTTGGTTAGATCGACGGCATCAAGAATACCGTTAATGGCCGATGCTTGTTCCGGGCTCATTCTCTTGGTGTTTATCTTTTTTAAGCCCTTGATAATCTTATTCACCCGGTCCCTGGCCGCCTTTTTAATCTTCGCATTAAACAAAGATTCCTGGCGTTTGGCTTTTTCTTTGAGAAGCGCGATACCCTTTTTCTTTCGCTCAACTCCCTGATACGTCTCTCGGGTTAATGTCCGGGTTTCTTTAACAATATCGCTGAGTCTGAGTTTTCCGGTAGCGTCAAGAACCGATTGCTTTATGTTTGTGGTTTTGACCTTTTCCTTGAAATCCTTTTGGAGGGTTTTGATCTCCTGTTCAAGGGTTTTGATTTCTTCGTCGGGTGCGGTGGAAAAGAGTAGGTCTTCTTGCCCACCTTTCCCCGGTGGGCTGGATGGTTTAGGGAGGATTTTTATTTGAGATTTATCTAAAACAACAATCCCTAATCCATATTCTCCCATTTCATCATTTGCGCTATCATATACACGAAATCCATCATAACCATTTTCAACTGCATATTCGGAAAGGATATCGCTATATTCCCAAGATGGAACCTCTATCCATTTTTTTGTTGTTGCGTCAAAAACCTCACCAACAAAGTCTCCTGTTACAGACAACTCAACACCAGATTCCTCCGCAACCTGTAGGGCTTTTTTTAACGGAATCGGATTCTTTACATCTAAATAAACTTTATAAATATTTCCTTTATCGCCAGCGTAAGATTTAGCGACTTTTTTTGATGGTGAAAAATAGTAGAGTTCACTTAATTCATTAATAAAAAACTTGTCACTTTTTGACTTATTAAATTCATCAAAACTTTTATCAGTCCCATGATAAACTATCTTTTTAATTTTTGAATCTTTAAACGGATTTCCACCCATCGGGCTTTTAGAGGTTTCTGTGGTGGTTATGTCGCCCGGCCCCTTTTTAGAGGTCATGGCCTGTTCTTTATCACCTTTTTTACCGGAATACAAGACCCCCTGTGCCTCTCCCATCCGGTCAATCCGCCCCTCTCTCACATTCTTAACCGTGTCCGTCAAAACCGACCGTATTTCACCGTCAGTCAGGTTCAAGTTAGGAACAAACTTTCTCAACCATTTTCTAAATATCCGAACCAAATCATCCCAAAACGACTTGCCAAGGTTTCCGGCCTCGATCTTTCGGGCGCACCATTCGTCTGCGGCCACCCGGACCGCGTTTTGATCTTTGAAGTTTAACTTGGGATCATGCTTTAGAAGTTCATCCTTTTTAGCCTTGGAAATGCCGTCCAGAAAGCCGTCCAGCTCCGGTCCCAATAAAAGCCTTATTCCCCTATGGCCTTCGCCTTCATGCTTAAAAACGGGCAATACGCGGCCTTTTGATAGATTGTTACCAATAAACCAAACCGTATCAGTAAGCTTGTCATAGAATCCCTCGATTTTCTTGTTACTTTTCTTGGAAAACGCTACAACCTGTTTTCGTATCCGGCCGGAAAGTTGTTCCTCTGATTGAGCAAACTTGACCGTTGGAAATTGGGTCATGTTTTGCATGTATGGCAGAATGATATCCCATACCTGGTCTTCGGTGGTTTTGTTTTTGGGTTCGGCTGTGGAGTAAAGGGGTTCTTTCTCGCCTTCTGCCAGCTTGGGTTTGGCTTCAATACCCTCTTGCTTTAATATTTCCTTTTTAACATCCTCGGAAACTTTTTCATTTAAAAGCCAGTTGGTAAAATGGTTAGAATCATATACTTTTGCCTCTCTAACCTTTTCGTTAATATCTGCAATATCAGAAGGTTTTAATTTCTCAACAGGCTTGCCTATGAGTTTTTTGTATTTGTTAATCTCGGCTCCATAATTAATACGCCCTTCGGTAGATGGCCTGAATTTTTCATTTCTTACAGCAGCAGGGAATTGAGATTTCACACGCTTTTTAAAATCAATCAAACTATCTGCGGCAATATCAAATTCACCATCACCGGGAACTTCAAATTTGTAGAATTGAGACCCAAGACTCCCCATATACTTTTCTGTTTCAAATTGTTTTCGTATCTGTGCAACACTTCCTTTAAGATTATTCCCTTTAATATGATTATCAACTGCCGTATCAATCGCCTTATCAATCTCAGCCAAAAGATATTTCTTCTGCTCTTTCGGTGTCAGGTCTTCAGCCTTTGACTCAAGCATTTCAACGGATACGGTCTTGTCTTCCTTGCCGGTAATTTTGATTTCTTCTTTGGGTTTCTTAGCTTCCCCCGGCCACTCAACAACAGACTTCCTGTCAACCTTAACTTTCTTCCCCGGCTTGACATTCCCTTGTGCATCCCTGCCAGCGGTCAGGGTAACTTCAACCTTGCCCTTGTGTTTACCACTCTTGATTTCCCTTGCGGCTATGATGGGTTTTTGAGCGTTCTTTACCCATGCTGTGCCTATGGGTTCTTTCTCTTCCTTCCCCTCGGGAGCTACCTTTGTCCCTTCGGGGGAGGGAGGGGGCTTTAAATCAGGATACTCGGCAAGAACTTCTTTGGGTACGGGTTTGCCTTCGTTAATGGCGTGCTTGACAAACCTTTCGTGAGAACCACCTGTCAAATAGTCTTTAGGTAATATACCACTATCAATCTTTTCTTGAATCTCTGCTTTTGTCTGTTGCCATCCAATATCCTTAGAAGGAATTTTACCCTCTAATTTGGCTTTACGAATAGACGCTTCATGCTCCATTGAAACAATATCTTCTGCTTTCTTTTGCAAAGCAGATGTCTTTGTTATTGGAGAAGTTTTTTTGACGGATCTTAGAACCTCTGGAAGTCTTTCTTTTCCATATTCGCTCCTTGTCATCTCCCAAGGCTCTTTCGCCTTACCCTCGCCCTCTTCAGCAATAACGGGCTTTTCAGCCTCCGCCTCAGCATACTTACCCAACAACTCTTCAGGTACGGCCTTACCCTCTGCCTTTGCGTCACGGAGCAATTCCCTGTGGGCATCCTTCCCATGGGTTTCCTGATAGAACTTGGCAATGTCCTGTGGCGAATATTTATTTATCTCACCCAAGGCCAGAGGAGTTTTCGCTTTATCCTCTCCGGGCAACTCTTTCCCGGTCGCCTTGTGGATTTTACCGCCCTCGGCAAACTTTTCAAACTCATCGATGTTCATTTCCCATGGGGGGTTGGTGGGTTCGGTGGATTCCGGGGTCAGTTTGATTTCGTGCATCTTTCCATCTTTAGAAGATAGGAAGATACTATCAATAACCGTTTCTTGGCCTTCAAGAGACTTATCGCCTATATATTTTTTACCCTCACCTTTTTTTACATAGGCAATAGTGGCATGGGGTTTGTAATCTTTAAAGGTTTCGCCCGGAAGATCTACCGTTTCGCCAACTTTCTTATTGGCCTTCTCTAAATCAGGGCTTTCAATATCGACCTTAACGACGTCGTAATTGTCGGTTTCAAAAATAGAGACCTTGCCGAACTTTACTTTTACCGGCCCCAAGTCTTTAAATGCGGGTTCAATATCTTTAGGATTTGTTGTTTCGAGTCCATAACGAACGGTAATGTGTGGTGCATCCTCACGACCGTAATCATTATTATCTGGTTCGGTATAAAGTTCTTCTTCGGGTATTTTTTGAGCAAGATCCTTAATGGGTTTTGCAGATTCTTCAGGAAGATTAACTTGCGTATTGCTGTAATCGTGTACGGTCTTCTCAGGCCCAATCAACCCGTTCTTCCTAAGAAATTCACCCGTTCCCGGCTTGAGCATGTCTCGCATGGCTTTGTCTTCTGCTGAAAGTTCGGGCTTGGTGGCTTTGGGTTTTATCCCTTCATATTTGTTAGCCATATCTACGGCAAACGATTCCACAGCTTTTGGTGTAACAGGAATTAATGATAACGATTCCATTTTTTCAACAGGAAGTGGCGTGTCTCTGTATAAAACACCAACCCTTCCAGACTTATCAGCAGATACTTTTCCTTTGACACCAACGCCTGTAAGCGGTCTTAACGGTGAAACATAGGCATATGGAGCCTTTTGCAATTCGTCTTTATGTGGATGTTCAAATGTCGCTTCTTCCCATGACTCAACTGCGTTTGGAGTATTTTTTGCAAGCCTTGAAACAGGATTGTCAAGCTCTTTGTAATTATCTTTAATTGCTTCAGAAAGGGTGTTATGCTCTTCGTGTCCAGCAGGTTCCCCCTCTTCTGTAAATCTTGTTGTTTGAAACTTACCCTTTGTACGGGCAGACCGAGTGACGACCTCGCCATTGTTTAATCTTACAGAAATTGGCTTTTCAGCCTCCACCGATTCATCAGCCGCCGTTCCTTCGACTTTCTCAGGTTTTGCGACTTCTGGTACGGGTTCAGTCTCCAGCTCGACTACGGGCGTCTCAGGAGTTATTTCTTCCGGTGTTTGAAGTACTCCACCTGTTTCAACCTCTTCACCGCCTGTTTCCGGCTTTGGTATGGCCCCCCCAGGTTCTTCCCCTTTTCCGACTTCACCCACCAATTGTTTCCCTTCTTCACGATCACCTTCGGCCTCCTTTTCAAATCCCTTCTCTATCGGCGGAGCTTCCCCGTAAACCTCATCCGGTTCCGGCAACATCTTATCCAATGCCGCTTTCTTCTTCGCAAGAGTTTCCGCCGCATGTTCCATGCCCCGTGTTTTTGCGGTCTGTTCAAGGTTTTTTACCTGTTTGGCCAGTTCAGAGACAACCGACCCTTCCTCTTTCAAGCCTTCCTGAATGATAGCCGCCATTTGATTGCCGTCGGTTATGGAATCGGGAATGGCAATATCGTTATGAACGGCAAAGGGTCTGAGTTCAATGGGGTCCGCATCGTTGAACATTTGCTGTACGCCAGTACCGCGAATAAGCGCCTGGTTCACTTCGTCAAGGCCAAGACCTACGCTTCTGCCTAACTCATGCGCCTGAACATCGTTTATTTCCCCTATGGCAACGGCAAGGGATATATGGTTTCTGATATCGTCCTGTTTCTCGGTGTGAATCTCCTGCTTGATTTCCTGTTCTTTAACCTCAATGTTTTCCGGTGTTGCTCCGCCGGGTTCCTGGTCGGCACGATTAACAGCGGTTGCCCGTATCAGGTCAGGATCGTCAATATCGATATTTTCTTTATTCTTTATGGCCTCAGTAGCGTTAATCCGCCACACTTTAGCAAGGTCCTTGTCAACCTGGCCGAGGATTTCACCAACTTCATTAGCCGCCTGCATACGTTTCTTTGGATCTATAGCACCATTCTCGATCTTTCTTCTGATTGAAACCTGGTGTAAACGTGTGGCACCGGTTCCGATCCCGGCAAAGATTACAGACGCGACAAACGCCGGACCCATGGCCTGTTTCGCTCCCTCCCAAAAGGTAGCGTCTCCGAGACCGATCTTTTTATATTGCTCTGCCTGGACACCGGCGGTCAGCATTTCCATTGAAGTTTCAGAGGCAAGAACCGCACCAGATCTTGCAAGGGCTTCCTTGACTCCCATTTTAAACACTTGGCGAATTCCCGACTTTAATCCTTCTTTTGCCGGGGCGGTCAATGGTTTGGCAACCTTTAGCAATCCACCGGTTATCAGGTCGGAAGCGAATTCAAAACCACCTTCAGCCAATCCCGACCAAATAGCCGCCGGTTCGCTTTCCGCCCGGTCAATGCCCTGCTCATCGGCAAGCTGTATGACATTTTCGTACTCGGCAAGACCAAACGTAAGACCCCCGGACATGGCAAAACCGATCAATGCGCCCATGGGTGCGGTAACCGGGGACGCCGGGCCAAACAATGAACCGATTCCAAAACCGGCTACGGCACCCGGAGCGCCGGAACTTATGGACATGGCCGCCGCCTCAACGCCCTGGGAGATAATACCGGGTTTTTCTTTGGCTCTTAAAATAGAATGTTCGGACCTGAATTGTTCAAGGCCTTCTTTCCCAGCCCTGGCCATTTCTCCAATAGGCCCAACCTCTTGTTCCTTTTCATAACCAAGGGCTTTTCTGGCTATTCTTTCGGTGGCCCCCACCGTATCCAGAAACAAACTCGGCATTTCAACGGCAACACCGCGAACGATCCCGGAAACAATGTCACCGGGCAAGCCTCGTTGTTCTACCTCTTCGCCCGCCGATATCTCTTTATCCCACGAATCGAAGTCCATCCCAGTTGATTTCTGTGGCTTTTGTTCAGCTATCTCTTTGTCCCAAGCGTCAAAATCTATTTTTCCAGCTTCAATTCCCATATTAATAGCCGTATAGCCTTTTTATTGCAGATCTATATTGAGGGTTTTCCATGTAAAATTTCTTCATTTTTTCGGGATTGTTTCTAATCTTTTCAATGGCGGCCTTGGCCTCCGGAGGAAGTTCTGCATCGCCATACCCCGGCGCTACCTGGCCGGTATATTCGTTGTACGGAACCTGTGTTTTATTGCCCTCTATGTCTTCAGTCGTTAACGTGCCGCCAAATTGTTTCAGGGGTACCGTTGTTGTCTTGTCGCGTGTGGCATCAGCCGCAATCCTCGTACTTTCGATATCCGCATTAGCCCCAATATTTGCAACCCGTTCCGCATATTTCCCCCGAATATTGGCAAGTTTCTGTTCACCGCGCCGAGCCAGCTCACTTCCGATTCTTCCGGTTTCGGGGTCAAGGGTTCCAGCTTTTTCGGCAAATGCCTTCATTGCTATATTTCTTTCTCCCTGATTCCTTGCATTATAAAGTGGCTCCCAAGCCTTAACCCTCGGTCCGGGAATAAACGTTCCCGCGTCATTATAATACCCCTCTGGCATGATAGCGTTTTTGTCATAGTTCATATTCGGTTGACCGCCCACGGTCTTTTCCCATGCGTTGCTTGAATATGCTTTGCCCTGTGGTATCCAGTCGGACGATTCAAGGATTTCTCCGGTTCGAGGATCTTTAACATCACCGCCGCCGATTCGCCGTTGTATGTTTTCCCTGGCACGGGTGAAAATTAAAGACCTCGGAACGGTATCCCTTGCGTTAAAAGATGGTGTTGCGTTTGGGTTCAGCAATGGCCGTCCACCCCTGAACGTGTTGGATTCCGTTATATTTTTGGCATATCCTTTTGATGGGGTCTCGTATGCCGATGGATCGACGGTGTTCCGTTTATTGATAGGTTGCCTTGCTTTTTTTGTAGCCACAACCGACGGAGCCGACGCCGCGCCAGCTTCTAGGGGTTTGGCAATGGCTGGCTTTTTCTTCGTTGCCCGTTCCATTAAGGATGTCTTTGCGGGTTCGCGCTCTCCCCTTTGCTCAAATTTTTGCATTTGCGTCTTTGGGTTGAATTGATCTTTAATCTTTTCCCAATCGTCTGTCTCGCCCCTGTTTTCATATGCGGTTTTTATTCGATCAAATATTCCAGCCATTTTATATTCTCCCTTTAATCCTCACATCCTTCACCGGTGGCTTCCTCGCTATAGTGGTGGGTTTCGGTGCATCTTTTTTCTTTTACGCCCTTTGTCAAATCGCTTGAAAATGACTCGCTGTAGTTTTCTGACGATCCAACACGGACACCATAAGATCGTGTATCACCCCGACTTTCGCCAAACCCAAGATGAGCCGACGCTGATACACTGGACATGGCGCTGGATGCCAGTTGCGCGGATACCCTGGCAAGAGACTGAAGATTGTTGGACTGTATTTCGGCCTCGGCAATCGCCGCTTTTAACTGTACATCAGCATCCTTAATCTGTAGCTCAACCTGTGCTTTTGTTTCTTCAATTCTTCCAAGATATGAACGAACCAGGGCATCAATTTCTGTAGCATATCGTTTGGTATCGGCTTCATAAAGAGATACACGGTATCCCATTTCTTTTGATTCGATTTCTCCCTGGGCAATTGATCGTTGAATGTCCGCGCGATATTTCTCAATGTTGGCCTTATAGGTTTCCACCTCACCCTTATTCTTTTCAACCTCGACCTGAACCTTTGCTAACTCAACATCGGCCTTTGCCTTATATCCTCTGACTTCTGCCTCGTATGCCTGGGCCTGGGCAAGGTACATTTTAACCTTTTCCGCTTCCCCGGCAACTTCGGCCTGATATGCGTTATACCTTGCGGTCAAGGCCCCTATCTCTGCGGAGTACGCTTCTACCTGGGCTTTAAATATTTCGACCTTTTCCCGGTTGATTTTGGCCTCGATGTTAGCACCCTCCATTTCGGCACGATATAGGTCAATGATATTCTGAATACCGGCAAGTTGGGCTTTATACAGATCAATCAACCTGGCCTCGGCATCCACCCCCACACGAATACCGTCTATGGTTGCTTTGTAAAATTCGGGTTTCAATCCTTCTGTCCGGGCTTTAGTCTCAAATATCTTTGCCTGTGTCTCGTATTTATCAAGTTTTAATTTCTGCGAATCAAGCTCGGCCTGATAACCTGCAATCTCGGCCTTGTAAAACTCCGGTTTTGCCAGCTCACCTTTTACTATTGAATCGAATATGGACGCTCTGATCTTGTCCCGTTCCAGTTGAGCAACATAATAATCAAGATTCAACCGCTTTCCGTCGATTTCAGTCTTGTAAAATTCAGGCTTTATTAATTCAGTCTTCGCTATTGTATCGAATATGGAAGCATCGGCTTTGTACCCCTCAACTTCGCCAAGAAATACATCGACTACGGCCTTTGTACCTTCGATTTGACTTCGGTAAAAATCAGCTTTTAATCCCTCGGCCTTGGCTTTGGTTTCAAAAACATTCGCTTGGGTTTCGTATTTAGCAAGTTTAAGTTTTTCGGCGTCAACTTCGGCCTGAAGTCCTTCAATTTCGGCTTTGTAAAACTCGGGTTTAATTGATTCTCCTTTAATTATTGAGTCAAACACAATTGCCCTTATTTTGTCCCGTTCAAGCTGTGCGGTGTAAAGATCGAGATTTAACCGTTTACCTTCAATTTCTGTTTTGTAAAACTCTGTTTTTATCAGTTCGGTTTTTGCCAGTGTGTCATATATGGATGCGTCGGCCTTGTACCCTTCGATCTCGCCCAAGAATACATCAACAACCGCTTTCGTTCCTTCAATCTGACTTCGGTAAAAATCAGCTTTTAATCCCTCGGCCTTGGCTTTGGTTTCAAAAACGCTTGCCTGGGTTTCATATTTGGCGAGTTTAAGTTTTTCAGCATCGACCTCCGCTTGCATACCGGCTATTTCTGCCTTATAGAATTCTGGTTTTATTGATTCACCCTTGACTATCGAATCGAATATAATTGCCCTGATTTTATCCCGTTCCAGTTGTGCGGTATAAAGGTCAAGGTTTAATCTTTTGCCCTCGATTTCGGTTTTATAAAACTCTGTTTTTATCAGTTCATTTTTTGCTAAAGTATCATAAACGGATGCTTCGGTTTTATACCCCTCCATTTCCCCAAGGAATACATCAACGGTTGCTTTTGCGCCCTCGATCTGACTTCGATAAAATTCTGGCTTTATTCCCTCTGCTTTTACAAGGGTTTCAAATACGTTCGCCTGTGTCTCATACTTTGCGAGTTTTAATTTTTCTGCATCGACTTCCGCCTGCATACCAGCGACTTCAGCTTTATAAAACTCGGGCTTTATCATTTCGCCTTTGACAACAGAATCAAATACCGAAGCCCGAACCTTGTCTCTTTCTAATTGTGCAATGTAAAGATCAAGAATTAAACGCTTGCCGTCTATTTCAGCTTTGAAGAATTCAGGCTTTACAAGCTCGGTCTTTGCGATGGTTTCATAAACAGAAGCGTCCGCCTTATATCCTTCCATTTCCCCAAGGAATACCTCAACCACGGCCTTTATGCCCTCGATCTGGCTTTTATAGAAATCGGCTTTAGCAACTTCGGCACGAATCCTCGACTCAAATACATCGGCCTGAACTTTGTACCCTTCCATCCGGGCCTTGTACGCTTCAACCTTTCCCAAATAAACCTTAATAGCATAATCCACTACGGCCTTGGCCGCCTCAAACGCTCTTTGCTGATAGGTATTGGTGTCGTCTATCATCATTTTTTCGTGATTAAGACAGGACTGTATAATGAAATGGGTATTTTCCTGTGCCAACTTGGATTGCTGAATTAAAATATCATTGTTAAGATCGGTGTTTCGGCGGTCAATTTTGTTTCTGACGTCAATCACCGCACCTACAAGAGCGCCCGGTGGCAATTCCCATCCTTTTGAAGCCCAAAAGTTTTTCGCTTCTTCAAATGCAATTTCATTTTCTTCTGTCTGTCTGGCAGTTGCCCGATCCCATATAGCCTGTTCGGTGTCAGCATCAAGACCGGTTCCCCCGGCTCGGATATCCGTTAAAAGTTTGCTGGTTAATTCGTTTAAAAGATCGCTGTCATACCGGGTTTCATTGTAATAAAACATGGGTTCCGGCGGTGTTAAATCCGTGACCGGAAGATCACCGTCAAACGATGGAACATTAAACTCCGGCGGTGAAGGTATGCTCAATGCGTCCATTACCGGCCTAACTCCGCTAAATGTCGGCAGGTTTAACTCCGGCGCACCCGGAACTGAAATATCCGGTGTTTCGGGAGATGTAAGCACAAGATCCGGTATATTTGCTTCAGGAGCAATAGGCGCAGAAAAATCTCCTATGTCTGGTTCAACCCCTTCAAAGGATGGAATGTTCAAGGTTGGCGGGGTTGGTATGCTTAGTGTATCCATTATCGGTTTAACACCATCAAATTCCTGAAGGTCGAGTTCCGGCGGCGAAGGAATATCAATGTCTGGTGTTTCGGGTGCCGTTAATGAAAGATCGGGGATACTTGCTTCCGGTGCTACTGGCGCAGAGAAGTCTTCTATATCTGGTTCAACTCCTTCAAAATTAGGCATATTATATTCCGGCGGTGAAGGAATCGTTAATGTATCCATCACCGGTTTAATGCCATCAAATTCCGAAAGATCAAACGTGGGCGGCGAAGGAATATCAACATCCGGTGTCTCTGGCGAAATAAGTTCAAGATCCGGTATGCTTGCTTCCGGTGCTATCGGTGCTGAAAAATCGCTTATATCCGGCTCGACACCCTCAAAGTTAGGCATATCGTATTCGGGGGGAGATGGGATTGTCAGTGTGTCCATAATCGGCCTGACACCTTCAAATGCCGGAAGATCAAGCTCGGGAGGACTCGGAACATCTATATCGGGTGTTTCCGGTGAAATAAGTTCAAGATCCGGAAGACTGACTGACGGTGCTATCGGTGCCTCACCATAGTCTATCTCGGGTTCAACGCCTTCAAATGTCGGCATGTTGAGTTCAGGAACAGACGGTATGCTTACCCCTGACATAACCGGCGCCGCCGGACTTGTGTAGCTTGGCTTTGCGGGTATGGTTACATCTGATAACGGTTGCGCTTCGTCTAAAAGTTCCGGCCAGGTTACGCTCGGCGTGTCTGGAATATTAAAGTTAGGATCTATCGGAACAAAATTAGGTACATCTCCGATGTCGGTTTCAACGTCTTCCATTTCCGGGGCAACCGCATCCAGTGTCGGGATAAAAATATCTATCGGACTGATTTCGGGAAGTGTGGGTTCGTTTGCATTAATGGCGTCTAATCCGGTTGTCGGAATATCGTCCATTTCAACAGCGGTCCACGGCATATAAAAACTAAACCCGGCAATTTGAGCCAAATATGTTAACGCCCTGTCCCATGACTCAGTGCCGTAAATTTCAGCTATTTCAAATCGCTCCGAAACCAATGTTCCGGCACTTGAAACCGCCGCCGGAGGTGTTAAGTCGTTTGCGCTTCCCATTGGTCCTATTGACATTTTTGGCTCCTATATTTCATACTCGCATTTTTTTGTTGTTATCTTGATTTTTTCATCATCTTCAGTTACTTGAAACAATCTAAAAGTTCCACGAGCATATACTGGCCCACTATTGGGAGCTACTAAGTTTGGAATTTCATGAGTATAGTATTCTGGGGGACCACTATATTGTAAATTGTCAAACATTACAGGCTCGCTTAATTCTAATGAAGACGATTTATAGATATGGTATATCCATCTATTAATCCCAAGGTCTTCATCCTGTGGCCTATTATGTATCGCTAAAAGCACCCAAAAGTTATCCCCAGTTTTATCAAGTTCAAAGTAACGAATATACATATCTTGAACATGCCACTCCCAGTTACCATCCCACGCATCTTCAATTGGCAAACTTTCCTTCCATAAAACCTTATCTCCATTAATGGCTATCCAGTACTTATAAATATTCAAATTAATACTACTCGACTCTGTTGTCTGATACCAATCCCAGTATTCTGGATAATCCGCTTGTGGATATGGAAGTGGTGTTATATACGGCTGATACCCATAGTCAGGCATATGATGAAAAGTGGTTTCTACGCTATAATCATTTGTCCATAAACGCTCAAGAAAGAAACAGGAATACTTATTTATATCATAAGCGTTAGCCCAATAACTATTCCACGATAAGTATGTTTCAGACTTAGTTCCATACGCAATACCAGAATGTTCAAAGGATATGCTAACATGATCTTGTGCTATTGCATCGCCCCAAGCATGAGCTTCTGGATGAGTTAATGTGCCGTTAGGTGGACATCCAGGCTCAACCGTCTCGGCATACCAGTGCATATGTAAAGCTTTATGTTCTGCAAACCTATCGTCCCAATCGGCCCCAACACCAAAGCAGTTGGCTAACCAGTGTACCATTGGAATATAATCTGTTCTATTTTCTTGTTGATCGACAGAATAACCATCAAAGTAAGTCGTTGAAATGGGATCATCAGCGCCAGTAAATACAAGGTAGGACGTAAAAGAGTCATTAAGCGTATAAATTCCAGACATATCTCGCAAAGACCTGCAAACATCACCACAAGAGCAATGATCTAAATCTTCGCCATATGCATCTTGGTTTTGGAAAACAATGCTTAGTAAATAATCACCTCCAGCCCATTCACCAACCTGAGTAATAACTTCTTCCGGGTAAGCAAAACCTTCTATATCCCACATCTCTCTGAAGACTTCTTCAAACGTAGAAGCTATTTCAAAAAGATTAACCCTAATATCTCCGCCATAGATACCAGATACGGGATAGCCAGTATAAACATCTTTATTTTCAAGAATTCCTTCGTATGGCTTATCGTCAGGATCTACATCCCAATATCTTGACCACATATCTTTCCAAGATGGAAAGTAGAATGGATCTACTGTAACACCAGCTTCTCTTGCTATTGCCAGTGCAACACCATCTTCATCAGGTGGTATGACATTATCAGTTACTATAAGCGTGTAGGGAGCATTCCAAGTTCCAGGAGAACAAATAACATATCCTATCTGATTCCAGTCGCTATCATAAGCCTCAAATGCAGGAGTAAGATAAACATTTAAGTCTTTCTTTTCTTTTTTTTCTTCGAGGACAACCTTACGTTTAATTTTTTCCCCAAAAGTCGGCACATCAATATAAACCGAATCAATCCCAAACTGGCTATCAATCTTATACGCCTTGGGTTTGTTCATCCAGATATGATCAATATCGTTTATGTTTCTATCCTTCATCCCCCGAAGGTCATTCCGGGCCTGAACCATCAGTTTTTTGACATACGGGTCCGACAAATCGCCGTTAATAAAATAACGGATTCCGTACATGTTGACTTGTTTCGGCCCTTCGGTCATTATCTATTCCCCAAAAACATTACAATTGCATCCATGGCGTCCACGCTGAAATCACATCCCTTTGTGTTCTCTATCCGTGGCCGCCAATAAACGCCTCTCAAATCATTACGACCATCAACCCTATGGTATCGGTGTTGAAGTTGCCCGGTCTTTCTTGCCGGGACTAAATAGGTTTGTTCCTGATCATCATCGACCTTTAATTTTAATTTCAAATCCCCGGAAGTTTCACCGCTGACATAGGCAAATCTAACCTTTTTAGTCTCAGGCATCCCCCAGTCTGTTGTAGCCAATTCAAAAAAAGCGTCGATATCCGTTCCATCGTCGTCATCGGCATCGAACAGGGAATAAATACCATCTTCGTTTGCAGCAATCGGAACACCGTTAAACATGATCATGCTGTTAAAATTAAAGTTTGACCACTGATACAAAGCGTTTATTTTTGCGTTCAGGGCAATGGTAAGTCTTTCAGTTGCCATAATTACCTCGTATGCCTTAAAATATAATCCGCAAATCTGCTAAGATAAGAAATAGTTCCGCTTTCTCCTCCGGTTCCCCCGGTCCGGGTGTCGCCCATCACCAAAGCCGGGAGTGTCGCGTCAAGATCTCCGATTTCTTCAGAAAGAATAGACGCTTCGATTGTCAGGTTTGAAAGTGTTGCGTCAAGAGTTCCGACTTCGCCCGAGTAACCACTGGCCTCAAGGCCTAAGATCGGAAGATTTTCGTCAAGACTGATTGTATCAAGGTCACAATGGCCGGCGCCTTCTATCCTCAAACCTGGAAGGTCGGTATCCAAACTTCCGGTAACTTCTCTTCTAAGTTCGGCTTCGATCTTTAAGTCTGATAATGTTGCATCAAGGGTTAATGTTCTTGGGCCGTATGCTGTAGAAGATAATTTTAAGTTTGGTAAATCACTTTCAAGGCTTATTTCAGGAGTACAATGCGCTGTTGATTCTATTCGCAACCCCGGAAGAATGGTATCAAGATTTCCCGAAACTTCACGTTTGAGTTCAGCCTCAATTTTTAAATCCGATAACGTGGCGTCAAGAACTAAGGTTCTCGGACCATAGGCTGTAGAAGAAAGTTTTAAATTCGGTAAATCATTTTCAAGACTGATCTCAGGCGTACAATGAGCTGTTCCCTCTATTCGTAATCCCGGAAGATCGGTGTCTAATTCTCCCGAAACCTCCCGTTTAAGTTCAGCTTCTATTTTTAGATCTGAAAGTGTCGCATCAAGATTTAAAGTTCTCGGACCATAAAGCGTTGAAGAAAGTTTAAGAGCCGGAAGGTCGCTTTCAAGACTGATTTCAGGTGTACAATGGGCTGTTGATTCTATCCGCAGGCCAGGAAGATTGTCATCCAACTCCCCGGCAACTTCTCTTTTCAGTTCAGCATTGACCTTTAAATCTGGAAGTGTTGCATCGAGTATTAAAGTCCGTGGTCCATAAAGTGTTGAAGATATTTTTAAATTTGAAAGATCAGCATTCAGGTTCAACCGACAATCCAAAGACATTTCCCCATCGAATGTAGGAAATGTCAAATCCATATCCAAAACACCGGTTGTCGGTGTCGATCCTTCAGCCTCGATTATCAATGCAGGGATCTTGGCGTCAAGGGTGGCGTAAGACCCTGAAGCGGTAGCCTCGATCTGAAGATCAGGCAGTGTTAATATTCCGCATCTGGATCCGGCATAAGCCGTACAATCTAAGTCGGGAAGTGTTTCATCCAGGTTTCCAACCTGCCCGGCGGTCCCGGTTGCGGAAATTTCCAGGTCCGGCAATGTGTTATCTGCCTGAGCCCCGGTATATCCGGTGCATTGAAGATCTGGAAGATTGGCGTCTAAATCCGCACGTTCCCCTGTCTGACCTTCGCAACGCATATCTGGAAGATAAACAGGTTCATAATAACCCAATTCGCCATTATCCCCTGTTCGCCCCGTGCATTGAAGGTCTGACAACACTCCATCGTCAAGATCGATAAAGCCGATTTTCCCGAAACCGGTTAATTGAACATCCGGCAAGTCATCAACAACATAATTCCACTCGACTTCGCCGGTTGATTCCATGTCCGAAAGAGCATCGAACGTTCTCCACTGATCCACACCCCCGGTAAAAGAGGTCGGACCTTCTGCACCAGTTAATGGAGTTGCACCGGTGCCGGAAGCACTTGCACTGACATTTGCCAAAGCCTCAATCGCTGCGGTAATAAGCGTAGCTGTATTTTTGGTATCGTCAGGATCGCCGGCCCCATCGGTTCCCAGGGTAACGGTAACGGCCTTAGCTAAAATAGCCGCTGACATTGCCTGATCTACACCGACACCGGCCACAACCTCAATGGTATAATTATTCCCGTCAGTTCCGGCGGTATCAACGGTTGTTGTAACTACACCGTTATCACCGGCCCCGATATCGGCGGTCGCGGAAATGGCGTTCGACTGATGCGCATGGTTAATATTGGCATCAGACTTCAGGTTAGATAAATCGTCGTCTAATTCAAATACATTTCCGATACTGACAACTAAATGTCTCCGGGTTTCATAAGTCGCATCTGCCGAAAATGAGGATGAATCAGCATAGTCACCATAATCCCGATAAGTGACGATATCGGCCTCATCCCCGGTTGCCACTTCCACATACGGCATATAGGAATGAGACGCCCCAAATTCCATAGAAATGATAAGACCCTTGGTAGGGTCTATATCATATTCCACATAATCCGAGTACTTTACGGCGCTATTGTAGGTAACAGCGGCAACACCGCTAAACAAAACAGCAGTAGGAGTTCCGTCAAAGGCGGAATCCGCTGTTGCTCCCGATGATTGACCGACATATACTGCGTCAATATAAACGTTTTGAGTTGAATAATACCCAAAACCAATTCGAAATTTACTACACTCGGTTAAAAGGGCCGGGGGTATCCATACCCGAAACGTATAATCGTCGTCGTAATAATACGCATCGAAAACACTGTTATCATATGGCCCAAATACAAGCTGCCCCATAACTTAACCCCTTTCGTTTGAAAAAGATTAAGATTAGGAACCGTACTGCAACGGCAATGTCAGCGTAAACGTATCAATGGTGTAAGTGGCATCGTCCACAATGGTTGTACTGGACATATTCAGGTTTGCACCGCTTGTTCCGATACTTCCATCAATTCTCGGCAATGTGGTACTAAGGGCTCCGGCATCTGTCGCATTGGCACAAAGCCTGAACCATCCGGCTGTACCACCGCCACCAATACCAACCCCGGACCATGTTTGATCCGCGCATTTCGATAAAGTTCCGGCTGAATAATCGCCAAATTCAAGGCCGTTGGCCTCGGCACCGGCAACCCACGCACCGGAAGAATCGGTAATTTTTACAACATTCGTACCCGAAGCGGCGGTGTCAGCCGTAGCAGGCTGGGAACCGGTATAGATATACAGAATACCATTCCTGAAAATGTCTTTCAGGCATCCACCCTTGGCGGCACAAATAACGCCTGCGGCGGCAAGTGCTTCGTCCGTATTAATAACCGCACCATCGAAAGTCAATGTCAGCGCAGCCACAGTTTTGATCCGAAGGTCGGTAAGTGCTGTATCATTGGCGGCTGTAGTACACCCTGTTACTTTGATTATATCCCCAGCTACAAATCCGTCAGTGATCCAACTGCCTGCATCCCTGGTAATGGTGTCATCACCACCAGTAATATTCAATTCGATTGACGCATCACTTCCTGTGGTAATTGCGGTCACCGTTGCCTGCCCGCCAAGCATTAAATTTCTCAATCCTGTTGAAAGTCGTAAAGCCATTTTGTTCTCCTTTCAAATAAAAAGCCCGAATGAGAAATACATCTCAATCGGGCCGTTTGGGGTCCTCTTAAAGAGGATCAAAAAGTATCCGTTATAATATTTTGTTTATGGGTCCATAATTCCGATATATCTGTGATCGTACATAAAACCGCATCCGGTTAAAGCGGTTGGCAAATCAACCTTATGCTCGGTTAAATTAACGAACTCGCCGCCAGGACCACCAAAGCAAACACCTTCTTTGGACAGCCACAACAGGCAGGCACTTCCGCCCTTGTCTAAAATCATGGCGTTTCCGTCCTTGGTAAAAATTAGGCGACCGATAATTTTAACCTCAGTCCACTTGATCGCCGGGTAATCGGCAATTTTTGTGATATCCAAAGCTTTGGCGTCGTTTCCGGATAAAAACAAGGTCTCTTTATCGGTGCTAACATAAATACCGTCCTTAACCGCTTTAAACATCACGACTTCACGGTCGAACGGAAGATAGCTTTTGCGCTCAAATGTCGAAATGTCAAACAGTTCGCTATACGGCACGATCTTGCCCTGAACAACAAACATACGCCCGGCATAATACTCGAGGTCAGTGCCTATAGGAGGATCGGTAAACGCTTTTGTGGTAACAGGACCGTAATAAGTCGGCATATTCCAGCCGTAGCTTGTGCCTTCAAAGACATATCCGCGCTCAAACCCATTACAGTAATAAACGATATCATCCACCTGTCGGCATCTGAGCCGTGCATTAGGCGTAACATTCCGGATTGCGGTATAGCTGTAATCCTTATTCAGCACACAAAGCGCGTCGCCATGGACAAAAAGACAATCCCTGCCCTCACAAAACAAACTGTGGCATCCAGACAAATCAACCTGCTGCGTAAATCCCTTGCGTCTTGATATCCTTCCGTCGTCGCTGATATCAATATTCTCGCAAGCAGCAAGTTCCTGAACGCCTGTCTTGGTGTTATATTGAATCCTTGCCGGATCTTCTTGGGTGTTTAGCCCTGTGGACCCGGTAAAGAGTCTAATCTTTTTGGCCATTAACCATCTTCCTTGACATCCGTGAGTGCAGTTCAATGTTATCGATCTGTCGATTCTTAACCGTTAAAGAAATATGGATCTCTCCATCGTTAATCATTTGAAGCTGATTAAAAAGGTAGAAGGACACGACCTGATTGAACTTGGAAACACTATTTTTAACGGTTTCCATCGCCGCTTTTTGCTCCGGGGTTAATTCCGGCATCTTGGGTTTTTCTTCGTCAGTCATATAAAATCCTCTTCGTTATAATCGTAATAATCCGGTTTGGCATCTCTCGGACCTACAAACATCTTCAGTTCGGCAAGCGCCTGGGCAAACAACCTTTGGTATTTATCCGTTTCAGGGGTCTTTCCGTCTTCGTCTTCTTTCTCCGAAAAAATATCCCAACAGGCGAAATTAACCAAAAGGTCTTCCTGTAAGTCTTCTGGAATACCGTCCGGCTCATCGTCTGAATTGGCGGTCATGGCCACCGGGCGCCTGAAAAAATGAAGCGTCAACGTGTCCGCATCCGACGGGATCGGCTGAAAATACAACCGGCTTGCGCGAACGCACACCTGTTGAACGTCTCCCGCATCATCGAGGGTCGGCCACTTGCCCAAGAATTTGATCCACGATTCTTCGATGTAAACCTCATTGTCTTGGCTGGCGCTCGAAACAAAGAAAAGGCTTTTGTCTTTCTTGTGGAAGACATTACCCTCATCAGACGGCAGGGAAACATACGGGTCTGTACTCGTTTCAACCGTGTCAGACGATTTAAGGTCGGGAAGATCAACCAGGTTGGCGATCCTCCCGACGCCTTTGTTGAGCTTGTCAAGAATCCTCTTGGGCGTAAAGGACGCATCGTGGATCTTTTCCTTGACACGTTCTATTAATTCACGGCTTTTCATCAGGGCACTCTACACTTTGGATCAAGTTCGAGGATCATGTTGAATACCGCAATGGCCGCACAATCCGAAGTCGTAAACAAGAGAATGTCGCCCTCTTCACAAACTGTATTCCCGTTTGTGGCGTCCGGCGTCCATGATACATGCGCTGTGTTGGCCGCAATATCATTGCCAAAAAGCAATACTCCCAAGGTCACGGATTGAGTGTTATTGGTAAGCGTTACGGTTTCGTCGTCGCCGGGATCAGCGTCAACAACCCCGATCAAGTCCCGTACCGTGCATCTGTACGGGCATATGAAGGGTAGCGTTTCAACTCCGGCAACGCCTAAAAGATGTACTGGAAATCTGATGTCTTCATCCATGTTGGTTCTCCTTATAATAATGGTTATTTACGACTGGGTAACAGTTGCGCTACCCAGTCGGAGTTATTCAAACCTTACACAACCTTACGCAGGCTCATCAAAATTCGTGTGCCGTACATGGGCCTTTCTGTGGTTCGTGGTCAACTGCCCCATGAACCGCTGATCCGCCGTCCACACATCGGGCTGATCGTTGTTGGCTTTCCACACCGGAGGCGTAAAGTTATACATACTGTGCGCTCGAAGCCTCAGATATCGAGTATTCAAGCAATCGCAGTACCCAGCGGTCTGGCGATCATCGGCCACAACCGGCTGACCCTTGAAAAGAACATTCTCAAATCCAGCATCGGCCATATCCACATCTTTATACCGCGCCTGGACCTGAAGGGTTCTTTCAAAACCGTCCTTCAAAAGATCCGTGGTGATATACAGGTTCGGCTTATCCTTATCGTTCTGGCCGATATTCGGGGTTCGACGGCACTTCTGAAGGTTCTTGAAGTTGATTGCCTCGGCGGTATCAATAAGATTCGCCTTCCAATCGGCCATATCATCCTCTGCGATTGAACCGTATGCGGTTGCCGTTACCGTGCTAAACAGGTTTCCCAGGCCGAGGAATGAATAACTATCCGCTGCAGAAGCGTAAATATCCGTCCCCATCTTTTTCCGGATGGTTTTCTGGATATTTTTAATCTTCAGGTTGGCCAGGTTGATCATTGCGGCATCACCGGCATTCTTGATTTTGTCGTTAAGGTCAATGGTGTTACTTGAAAAATACCCCGCCCATCTGAACCGAGCGGCATTGGCAAGGTCAACCTTCCCCTGGTCAATCCTTGTGACGTTTCCATAAGATCCGCTGTTGGATTCTGCGTATTCGAGCGGAACTCGAATCATCATACCGCCGTCAACGGTTTCATGGGCCTTGACAAGCTCGTTGTCGAGGTTGCCATTTCCTAGCAGTTTCCAAAGCAGTACGTTATCGAGAAAGTAAATATCAGTAGTCGTTCTTTCCCAATAGTCTAAAGTTGTCGCGTTAAGTTCATCTAATGTAAGTGCCATCGTTAAATTCTCCTATAGTGAGAACTAAGCCTGACCCCTCATTTTCTTCAGCGTTTCCATTTGCGCTGCAAGCATTTTGTCTTCGGACAGGGGTTCTTGCCTAGTTGGTGTTCTTGGTGCTAAACCCCCAGGTTCTTTGACAACGGTGTCCGCGATATCGGCTCCCTTGGCAATTCTTTCGGCTTCGGCCTTGCCCTCTTCAAAGCGCTGATCGGCCTTGTACTGAAAATAGGCAACGGTCTCATCGACCAGGATAGGATTCTTGTCGATATAGGGCTGTAATACCCCGGAGGCCACAACCTCGGCATAGTCCGGATGGTCTCTGTGCCACTCTGATTCGGCGGTTTCAGCGTCCTTGTCGATTAGAATCTCCTGTGTGCGCTTGTTGGACTCGGCAACGGCTTTCGCCATGGTCATTTCGGCGGTCAACGCATTGGACTGTTTCACCGCTTCCGTGACTGAAATATCCCCGACCTCCAATTTTTCGTAAATCTCATTGAGCTTTGCGTCATAATCGGTGATCGGTTCCTGTTTCTGCTTGTCGGCTTTGTCCCTCTCGGCCAAGGCCGCACGGTGTTGAGCGACTTCATTTCTCAGGGTCCCTAACTCCTTGCCCTGAGTTCCGAACTTCTTCTCAAGATCGGAATAGCCTTTTGCAAGCTCTTCAGCAGTTTTGAATTGACCAAAGGTTTGCTCTTCCTTTTTCTTACCCTCATCAGGTTGCTTGTCCGGCTTTGCCGGGGCATCCTTGTTATTGGGTTCGTCAACGGGAGCAACCTTTTTCGTTCCTTCGTCGTCTTTGGTTCCTGGCATCTTTGCCTCTCTTTCAGGACCGTTATACGGCTACCCTGTGGTTAGGGACTGTATTTCAAGCTACCCCTTCGTTAAGTGTTAATAAAAAAGCCCGGTATAAAATGGGTGCCTTCGCATTATCCATTCCATCCGGGCTGTTTAATATCCCTCTCGGGATTAAAAAGTATCCGTTATGTTAAACCTTAAAAAACAAACAGACAGTAGGTTTATTCTATTCGTTTGAGCACATTACACTTCTTTGATTCGCCAAAACACGCTCTATGGTCTTACCGTTATCGTTAAGAATATAAGCAACTGTATCAAAAATTATATCAATCTCTGAACCGTCATTCTTGACGCAGTTCAAGCGCATTTTGCATGCCTCCATACAGGTTGCGCCCCCAACTACGTTTGATACCTGTTCGCCACAATCCTGAATTAAAATGTCTGTCGCCCTTAAAGGTTCGGCATTGTCAAATCCGTTAGACTTGTGAACCTCTTTAATATTGTCAATCATAATATATTCCTCTCTTCCTGAATACCTTTCTACCTTTACTATCATGTCTATCTCCTTTCTATCTACTGCCTGTCTGTTTCCTTCTAAAAAATCTGTTATTCGGCGCGGCGATAAAGCTTTCCGTCTTTCCCTCTGAAAATAGTACCTTCACCTTTAGGCTTAACCTTTTTGCGCTTACTGGCCGGCGTCACCTTGGGTTTATTCGACGGTCCACCGCCCAAACCCTCGGACAACCGTTTCATTGGTCGTAAATTCTCGACGGTTTTGCTTATCTTCTTTCTCGCTCTGTCAAGTAATCCCATTATATCATCCTTAGATTTCGATGTCCTTTTTCAATGGGCTCGATCTTTTTCTTGGCCACAACCTCGGCCAGATCCTTACGGTTCACAATCGGTCGCTCATCATCACCCTGGATACTCCCTCTGAGTTCATCATTGATCCAGCTCGGGGTATCCGTATGAATAGCACCGGCGGAGATAATCCGTTTTGACCGGCCACCGCACTCGGAGCATTTCTTAAACTTTGAGCTGTTGTATTTTATTTCGATTAGCTCGTCGATGTTTCCGCAGGCTTGACACTCGTATTCATAAATAGGCAATTTATACTCCTTCCTTTTGGATTCTATAGCCTATTACTTCCGCAATACCCTTTTGAACTTCATCATCTGTTTCCTTGCACACATGAATGGAGTATATTGAAGGAAAATAAGGCGGTGTTGTGCAGCCCACTGTCGGTAATTGTTTCAGCTCTACAATAGCCGCCAAAACAATATTGGCCATTTCTTCAGTTACAAAAAGATCATCTTCAAAAACAGCGCCACAATTACGACATTTATATTGAATTTTTGCTTGTCTCATCTATACCCCTTTCCCCACCGCCGGATTCTGCCTAACACCCGCCGGAGGCGTTTTCCCCTGTATGCCTTTGGGTTTCCCAACAGACTCAACACCGGATTTTTCTTTTGACCCACCCGGGCCTTGATCCGGCTGCATGACATATTGTTTCAAAGCATATGCCGTTTCTTCATCCAGACCCGCAGCGATTAGAATCTGCAATGCCTGGTCAACCTGGCCCTCGCCGGCACGTTCGATAATCTTCTTCCAGTTCGGGAAGTTCAACGCTTCAAGAAGGGCTTGCCTGTCAATTGCGCCTTTATCATAAAGATCCTTGGCCTGTTCTTCGACCTGTAATGATGTCCTCGGCATGGTGGACCCGGATTCAACCACAAAGTTAAACTTTCGGCCTACAAGATCAGTTCCCCGGAAATCCATTCGGTCACCGTCAACCTCAATCGGTTCCTTAATGAATCCAAAGTTCTGATCCATTGAGATTTTCCACTTGCCCCTGTTCTCCACCAAACCGTCAACGGCGATAATCTTCTCTTGAATCAGTACGGCGTTTCGCTCCTGAAGGGCGACAATAGCGGAAGCGGCAACGACTCCCCTGGGGCCTACACCGCGATCAGCGTCTTCAATCTGGTAAATACGGTCAAAGAATGTTAAAACGAGGTTCAATATCTCAATGAAGTTGCTCGGCAGATTCGGTACCGGCTCAAATCGAATACCGTTGACATGCGCCACCTTTTCAACCATATAGACCCGGTTCGGATCAGAGTTGATCATGGCTTTTGTCAATCCGGTCTCTTTTGCCACGATCAGCGGCGGAAACATGACCCGCATAACCCATGCCAAAAGACGCGACATGATTTCATCAACCTTTTTATTGAGATCTCCCACTTGATCGAGTGCACTGAATCCCCATGGCGATGTGGTATCAAGGTACGAATTGACTTTATAGAAAGGGAATCTCCCCCATGCGTGAGTTTCTTTTACCCGGTCCATCGGTAGTGCCCAGTTTATATTTGGATTAGGCGTGTCCTCTAAAACCAATTGCCCTTGATTGGTGAAAAGGATTCGCCGGATATCGTCCGGGTATTTCTTTTTCGTGGTTTTCTCAATAACCGGGTTGCCCTCAAGGTCCTCGCCCACTACATTCTCGGAGGTAGTTGTCTTGGTATAGGGATCTCGCACCCACAACTCTACGACAAGAGCTCTTTTCTGAAGATAGGTACTTCCATCCACAACCGGGTGCATGTTTGGATCTGTATAATTCCCGGCTGCGGCCACCGATCCCGGATAGGTGTCTGTCGGTACGGGGCGGGTCTCGGACCTGGCCTCTCCCATGGAAGAATAAACTTCGTCAGGTTTAATCGTTCCCGGATCTAATCCGTATCGTTTTTCCAGCACATCGCAGTTTTCGGCAAACGCTTTGCAAAAATACGGGCAATCCTCATCAAAATTCTTCCAGTTACCGGGTGCCGGGAAACAGGCAAAACAATCCATGACAACAATGTCGCAATCGTTTTTCTTGCCCATCCACACCGGATGCTCGACGGTGATTCCGTACTTTTCCATCTTGAGGGCGGTTTCTTTGAGCTTGACTTGCTGTTTGGTCTCTTTCCACCATTTACGATTACGGGCGGTCAAGGCCATATCCGCATTGTCTTCACCGGATTCAAGGTCAACGACTTCGGCCACCGGACGCCGGGCGGTTATGTTGGATACGGTTCGTATGACGTTGGTAAAAAACAGGTTGACCGTAACCTTTGACTTGCTTTTCTTGCGAAAGGCCGCGCCTTTTTGCCAGTGGTCGCCTCGATACATGGCGTATGCGTGTGTCCACTTGTGCGGAAGTCCCTGGCGCTCCTTTTCCCTTTGGGCATCTTCGAATAGAAGCTGGCCGAACTTTCCAACCGCTTCCTTGTCTGTGTCCGGCGGTAAATTCGCAATATTGTAAGTTTTAAACATTCAACGTCCTCAAACGAAAAAGGCCCGATAAAACTCTGCACGAGTGGGAGGTGGCACTCTGCACGTTCTATCGGGCCGCGTAATACCCGTTTCCGGGTTAAGGGGTAACCGAGTTTATGTTATTTATTCAATTTCCAACTTCCTCTTAGGCATCAAATAAGCATTATTAATCATACCCTGCGTCATATTGACTTCAAGATTGACAGGCCCGGTCATGCCCTTAAAATGGGCCTTGGTCAGCTGTTTGGAATATTTAGCTATCAGATTATTCAAGCGCCGGGAGAAAGCTTCACTCGGCATCTGGACGTTTTTTACACCATCGTTTTTCATGTATGATTCTACCCTTTGAAGTCGGAAATAGTTCACCGCAGTATCGGCATTCAGTACCTTCGTAATCGTCAGTTTCTTCAATAATTGCTGTGGTTTCCTGCTCTCGGGTGATAAACGTATAATTATCATTCGACAGCGGATTACCACAACCCGGACACGGCCCGATTCCCTCTGACGTTAAATCACAATCATGGGGGATATCGTCGATGTGTTCCTTGAATTCATCCTTTAACCTAATCATAGCGGCATTGGCCGGGCGGTTAGGATCGTACTTTTGTACGAATTCGCTTACCCGGAAGTTGGGTTTCTGGAAACTCCTAAACAAAATACCGCGATCATCAAGCTCAAAGCGCTTATCCTGATCATTGGTCTCAAAATAACATTCTCTGCACCATGGGCATATTACGTCAAGTGGCATATGGTTCTACCTTTTCAATAACATCTAAAATTTGAGACAAAACAAATTGGACTCTACAATAAAACATATTGCAAGTAACACCGGCAACAGGAAGAGTTTCGTTGTATTGCTTGCCATGATATTTAGCCATAACCTTTTCCATGTAATTAGCCAAATCCCCATCAAGGGTAGTCTCCTGAATACTCCCCGGATTTTCAGTTTCATGAAAAGCTAAAATTAGTATCTTAGTTATGGCATCTTTGGATTTTTGGTCAAGAATCATAACTCACTCTTCCCCTCAACACCCCGCGCCTGTCGATCAGCAGTCCGATGATTCAGCCAATGCAAAGCCTCTTCCAACTTCGTCAACGCCAAAGCATTTTCACGGCAAGCGAAATCTCCGGCTTGAAAACATTGAAGACGATCAATCACAATGGCGATCAGGTCTTCCTGGAAGCATCCGTTGACACCGTTCTCTTTGACCGGGCCTTTCTGGAACTTAACATCTGCATATTGCTCCGGTACATAGATACCACCATTAGGATTCCTGGTCTTCATTATTTTATATCTATGACATGCACCACCATCGCCGGGTTCATCCATAACGCATAAAGAAGTGAAACGTTTTGTTCCCATATTTATTTCTCGCAATGGTTTTTCCTTTGGTTTGGCATCACTGTGTTCATCTAAGCCAAAAATGGCCGAAGCAGCTAATCTCTCTGCGTATCTTTGAGTTTCTTTAAGTTGTTGTTTAAATATAAGCATTTTCTCGCTCTTCCGTCGCTCCAACTCACCCGCTAAGTCATCATTTGTGAACGTTTTTAAAGCTTTCTTTCTTTTCCCCTCAAGGTCCCAAACCATTAAACCCCTCCGTTTTTTTACTTAAATAAACCGTCAAATACCGCTTCTTCCCAACCCTGAGTATGATCTGATCGTGAACAACATCATCAAGGGTTATCTTCTGGTCAAAACATTTAACCCGCTCACCGTTGACATAAGCCCCACCCTGGTTGATTAATCGCCGGGCATCACCTTTTGATTTCGACATTCCAACATCAAAGAACAATTTAAAGGCCGGGTATCCTTCTTTTAGCCGGTCCTTATCGATAAGAACCTTAATGTTTTGTGCTGGAAACACCCTTTCATCCAAGAAGTCATCGTGTGCCCTTGTTGCTCTTTCTTGTGGTGTTTCCAAGCTGCTACGCATTCGGTTCGGCATATTTCTCCGCCTCTTTAATCATCCGATCCATGTTAAACTGTTTAATAAACTTCTCGTTAGCCGCTTTGACCTCTTCAGGATCTTCTTGCTTTTCCGGGGGAGACGTTTCAAGCAGACTGTCAGTGAAATCGTCATCAACGGTGAACGCCTCCGCCTCGGGCTTGTGTTCCTCGTGAAACATTGATTGGCCGGCGTACTTGGTTTTATACACAAGTACGCCGGTGATCACAGCACCCATGGCCGTCATAAAGGCCCCGGCGCCAAGCATGGTAATTATTTGCCAGAAGGTTAGGGTCATTAATCTTTCTCTATAAACATTTCCCATAAAGGCAAATGGTCTTCATGGAGTTTCTTGTTTTTACTAAGTGTTTCCAAGGCTTCGGTTATCACATCCGTTGCCTTTTCTCCGATCTCGATCTCTTTTTTAACATCAACCGCATCATCCCAAATCGTCATATTGTTTTGATGCTTGAAATTGAGAACCTTGTGTTCTTCCTCGCTGAACGAAAGGTCTTCTCTCAACTTGCGGATAATTTTCAGGGTTGTAATGTCACCTTCTTTAGGTAAAACACTTACCAGCATTAATCGTTCTCTTACATTCAATTCCATATCCACCTCGTTTTCTCACCTCGTTTTTGAAAAGCGGGAAAGAGGAGAGGTGAGGTCCTCTTTATCGGCTTGCGCCTATCCCGCTTGATTCAATTTTAGCCATGCAGCGAATCATACAGGGGTATGTAATAAGCCACATCGTTAAGCAGTACCCGAATACACGCATCCGCACCCATTGTTCCAGCATCAGGCGCAGTGGCCGGAACTAACGCATTTGAAATTACTGGATCTGTACCGGCAGCCGGAAGATCAAATAAGTTGGTTGCCCGACTGATCGCAATTGCGTTTGTCCATGCAGCGGTTCCGACATCACAAATGCCAATAGCATTGGCTGATCCACTATCCATGGCAGGACTGTTTAAAAATGCAACAAAACCACACACATCCGTAGTTGCCGTAATTGCGGCTCCACCGCCTACCCTGGCCATAACCCCACAAGCTCCAAAGTCGTAGGCAGAATTCACTACAACACCGGAAGTATGGCCTTCAAACGTACCAATCAGACCGGAATGAAGGTGGGTAAGTGTCGTTCCTTTCACAACCACTTGACCCATTAGACCGTATGTTTCATGGGCGGCTGTCATAGACGATCCGCTTACAACATGGCGAAATCGTCCACATTTAGCACAATACGCACTTGTCAAATCTGTATTGGTAGCCCCATGGACTTCCATTGTTGAAAGTTGACCGTCCGTATAAACATCCTGATCTGTCGAGAATACTACTGCCGAAGTCGTAGCCGCACTTCCGGCAAACTTGCCAATCCGCATACCCATAATGACGGACGGACCATCAATTAGGATACCTTCGGGCCAGCTTGCGGCACCCGCTGCCTTGTCAATCAAGATACCGGCGCATGTTCCATTGTTTGTAATAGTTCCGGCTCCAGTTGTCTCAACGTGTACCCCTGCGAATTCACCACCTGAAGCAACGGTTAAGGCTGTCGTAATCTCCGCCGAAGCATCAAAACATGAAAAGGTTGCTCCGCTACTACAGGCATGGGTGCCAGCCATTTCCAGATAACCCTGAACACCGGTATAAATCCCGGTTGCCACATCAACACCGTCCAGAAGCTTAAGCTGCCCCATTAATGCGCGTATTGAAGCACCGCTTTGATCAACAGTAAGTAGGAGCCTGCCAAGTAAATTCCTAACACTACAACCGATATTACTCCCGGAATCATCGGCAAGGAAAGCGGCATTATAAGTATTGTCAGAAGATAAAATTACGCCGCCATCAGCCGTACTTTGATAGGTTCCCGTTACAATACTGGGGGTTGTTCCTGCATCTGCGAATGTAAAACCGTCGCCACCAGCATCAACATAGGCTTTAATGCTCTGCTGCGTCGCTAATCCCCGGTTATCATCGGAACTCAAGTCGTCTTCATCATAAACATCAAAGTACGCATAGTTCCCCATTGCCGTTAAAACTTTGTCGTCTAAAGCTGCCATCTTAAATCTCCTTCGTTAGTTGGTTAGCAGAACTCTTTAACTCACTATTATCTAATCGCTAAACTCAGCGTAACAACCGTAGCCGCAACATCATCCTCAGTGATCTTGATCTTTATGAACCGGTTCGCCTTGGCATCGTGACAGTAAATCGTCGGCGTAGCCTTCGCAATAGTATCGCCAAACCCGGTTGCGTTTTCGACAAAAGTTACTCCATCGACTGACTCTAATATTTCCCCGGTAACTGTCGCCGCTCCATCGGACGCATGAGAAATCTGAATTTGAATGATCCCACTCGTATGGCTGATATCAACGGCGTCAGAGGTCAGCGTTCCGTCTTTAGCAAGACTAACAGTTGCCGCATCCTCAGCCCATGAACCATCGCTCTGTAATTGTCTGAATGTTAAAATGATGTTTTTATTCATTGGTTAAGTCCTTTTTTAAAACTCCAAATTAAACGCCTCGCCCCCGGACCCCTCCAGCCACGGCTTGCGCTGCAACAACGTGTGAACCAATCCGCCCAAAGCGAACATGGCCGGATATTCCTTTGCTCTCTGTCGCATCTCTAACCGTGTGACCGAATCGTTTGATAATGTTTGGATGTGGTTTCGGATCTTCTCGTTCTGGCCGATGATTAACATCTTATGTCCGGTCTCATCCTTTGTCAGCGCCGCAAGTACCTGTCTAACATACGTTTCAAAATGGTCCTTTTCATAGAAATCATCCGGGGAGTAGATCCAAAAGCCATGGCCGTCACCATAACCGTCCTTCTCCCGGAGTTTAAAACAGATATTCAACGTAATAGGAGTGTATCGGGTGTCATCTCCGAAGAAATACCGCATCAGCTCGGAGCTATCCCAGTATCCGTATTTTTCCCGGAGGCCCACACAACGCAAAAGCAATCTCGGAACATTCGAATCTTCGATCTCTTCAAGGATTGTCATCCGGCACAATCCATCGTCTGTCTTATTGACACCTATAACCATGGCATAGCCGGGTATGCTTTCCCATGGCCAGCCGATTGCCCCGGCAATGTGGTAATACTTTTCGCCGGTCTCGATATTCTCATAATACGTCGGCTTCGGGACTTCCTTTTGCCCGGTGACAATCGCCCAATCTTTACGCGCCTGGGTCTCTTCGATGCTGTCACGCCGGGCTTGGATTATGCTTGGGTAGTGTTCTCTCATGTCAAATCACACTCCCCAAAGAAACCCGCCCCAAACTGCCTTGCCATGGTCTCATAGTTAAACGCATGTCTGAAATGATCCGGTCCGAGCTTGATATAAACATATCGCTTTGACCCTGTTTCCTCATCCTCTTCCAGCTTCTTAGCGACATTGTGTAATTGCTCGGCAAACATCCGCACCATGTCATTCTCCCGTGGCAGGATTATCTTTCGATTGGATATCTGTTTATGCGAAGCGTCAAGGCTCTCGGTTCTATTACTCGCAACGATAAACTCTTTGTCATTCCAGGCGTATGATCCCTTCTGGTGAATGTTGTAATAGCTCAACCACACACGGTCTTTATGTTTCTTCGCAAACTCCCTGGCGTTCCGTGTTTCCGGGAGTGCATCCACAACGCACCGGGACACATTAAAATTGTCCATTAAACGGTCCAGCTCTTCCCAATCACGGTAAACACCAATATGGATTATTTTATCTTCTTCGCCTGGGCATCGCTTACCAATGACAACATGCAGATCCTTCCCCTGATCAACGCCCATGAAGCACGGCCCGGGATCTTGGTTCTCAATGCCATGATCAGCGCATAGTCGTAATGAATCCTGAACGCTCAACCGATTCTCGGCTTCCACCCAGGCAATACCAATCTTCAGGTTGAATAAATCCGTTAGATTGTCAGTGGTGCGGTACATATGTAGGATTTCAGCAGGATCAACAAAGTGAGACCACAACTGAGAATACTGATATCCCCGCTTATCGGTTATGCTTGGATGCTTGGCGACCCACTGGCCAACTGAAGGATTTAACTCCGCATGGCACTTCTCACACGCCCGGATCACGCGCCCTTTGTGTTCGATGATTGTAGGTACATCCTTGTTTGCTTCTTTCGGGAATGTCCCCACCAAGTCCGTATAGTGATTACATTTGGGGCATTTTAACAGCCAGTACTTTTGATCTGTCTGTTGGAAGAACTTATCGACACCGTAATCCGGCAGGGTTGGATTGGATAGTTTGAGTTGTTCCTTGAATTCACTATGAGCCATACGCTCATATGCCATATCAACGGCTTTTTGTGGCGCTTCGTCAAGCTCGTCAAACACGATAAAATCAACAGGAATAGACTTCAAGCCGACTCTTGATTTCATGCCCCGGAGATAGAGAAATGAATTCCACACCCGTTTTATGTTCGCAGAGTCCGTGTCTTTGAGCCATGACTCTATTTCCGGGTTATCATCAATCAGGGCATTTATTCGACCCTTAGAGAAGTCGGTCACATCAGATTTAGACGGGAAGAGATATAAAATGCCACGGTAATTGCCGTACCTGGCGCCATACATCACCCGGAGCATAGCCTTTGAGGTTAGGCCCATTTGTGTTGCTTTGAGCTCTGTCTGATCGATGTGGGCGTCTTGGTAGGGTTCTCTGAGGTATTCGTGGTTTTTGTATGTGAATTGACGGCCATCTAATGTGATTCCGTCCACCCATTCGTGAAATGGTTTTACAACATGAAGTGAGGAAATAGCGTCGGGTGTGATCTGTCCGCGCAACATATCGGCCAGGTCTAACGGGTTTTCGGGAAGAGAATTATTTTGAATCGCCTGCAGCATTCTTTATTAATGCCTCCTTAAAGGTTTCAGCGTATTCAGGCCCTTTCGCGTCCTCAACCATCTTTATAATAGCGTTAAGTATTGGAGTATCGATCAAACTGACTTCATGTTTCTCAGACGGATAGTCCCCTCTAAGCTTATGGGCATCCATCCTGGCTTTCTGCCGAGTCGTCCAATCGGTCATATTGATTGCAATTACTGTTTCACCGTCGGTAAACTCCTTTTCTGTTTCGCCATCAACGAATCGTTTCTCAATTAAGCCCGTTGTTGTGACAATCTTTAACCCTTTCTTGGGTTTTCCTGTAGGGGTCAATGGAATTTCTGCCGATCCTTTTACTTTCTGAAACACGGTTTTTTCCGCGTTCAATTCTTTCTTTAATTTTTTAACTAAATACTCGGCTGTAATCCCATTTTCCCGGAACACCTGGTGTATTGGATTGCCAATTGCTTCGAGAGCATTCTTCGGGGTTTTCATAACAATATGCATCTTATATTATTAAAGAAATCGCTGTCAAATGGTAGACATAGAGTGGACTTTCATGGTGTGGACTTTATAGAGTGGTATTTATGAAATGGTAAAAATCATAAAAAAATATATGGCTTTTGAAATTATTTTTATTTTATTTCACTTTTTTTTAAAAAAAGCCTTGACAAACATTAAAACAAATATTATATTGTAATTAAGATTAACAATTAACAAGGAGGGATTGACATGAAATACAAAACAAAACAATCGGTTATTGACGCTGCTCAAAATGCTGGTAGCACTGCAAAAACCTACACCGGAGCAAAAAAATATATCATGGCAAACACTGCCAGTGTATTTGATGAACCAAAACCCGACCTCTGGTACAGACAAACAACACAAGAGCAGTGGATTGCAAAGGACCACGAGCGACGACTGTTAGCACGATATGTCGGAATGAAACGATTGCCGAGATATCTGTCAGCCGAGAATCGTCTGTTAATTCTGCAACATCCTGCCAACCGAGAGATGAAACGATTGCAAGAAAAGCCTGTTTATGTGCGTGCTCATTATGTCAATTATTGTTCTGATTTTCCGAGGATGCAGAAATTTGTCAGGGTTGCCGAAAAAAATCGTGGTGAATTGGTTGAAATGGATGAAATTGAAAAACACTCTTATAGCGTCTGCGATTTTGGCCGAAAAAAACGGACACATTGTGGAGACTCATGCTTATCGCCTGGAATGCGCACAGAAAGTTATGACCGGGGCCAAAACCCTTGGGGTGGTAAATGGACCCACTATGATTACTACGCTGATTATACTCTGATTTCTCCCGTAAATCATGGAAATAATTATAGTATGTATTATGTTGACGCTGATCATAATAGGCATACTGTATATGTAACCCAAAATTATATCAAAATCGGAAAAGAAGAACCACAACGCCGAAGAATTGCAACGCCGAAAACAGCTAAATTTCCAGTCCACATTCAGCGCCGAATTTTATCTGCGCATGTGCCGGGAATCCTGAGTGTTGATTATGACAGGGAAGAAAAGTCTTTGATGCTGGTTGACGGCTTCGGAGAACAATATCATTTACCCGAAATTCAAACAGTTAAATATGCAAAAAATTGCGTAAAAAATGCTATTGCAGCATTTCGCAAACGCCGAGCAGAAAAAGTTAAAATCGATATGCCTGAAAAGATATGGGTATCGGTTGAAGACAGTTATGACGCCGGGAATTGTCACACGGAAACAAATAGATTTGCCGCTGAGGTCATGAAAAAAATTGGAGCCGATGGGCATGTTTGTGTGCGCGCTGATGTAATTCTGGCAATACGAAATGATAATTACACGCGCCGAGCAGTATCATATGCAGCTACGCGAAATTAAAAACCTTAACCTCGAGGAGAAAAACCATGATTAAGACCGCACCAAGAATCTCAAAAACAACCGCTGAGTTTATCCCCGGTCAATTCCGCACCCTGAACGCAGGCTGTGAACATATCCTCAATAGCTGGCCGGGATTGTTCCGGCTCACACTGAATGAGCTAAAAGAACGGTTTTCGCAGGGGGAGCTTGGCATCATGTTGGACGTGATGAACGGCAGCATGATCGGTTCCGACAATTACGGACGCCATCTCACCATGAATTGCACGGACGGTGTTGCACTATACCGGCTGGACAAAAAATGGAACATTGAAAAAGATCCGTTTTTTGAAAAACTCGGAAACCTCACCACATTTCAAGCCGCGTGTTTGGAAATATGGGCAAATGCATTTTGGTATTCACAGACCGCAAAAAATTCAGAAGGAACTATTGAAGATTATATCAAATCACTTTTATAATTAAACCACCCCGGCTCCGGTCGGGGTTCATACATAACCATGGTCGATTTGTTTTTTTGCAATAAATTGTTTTACGATTGATGGATAGGCCCAAATCCTCGGGCTTTTATGCTTTCCTCTTAGGGTTTTAAACACCCAACCGCCTGATAACATTTCTTTTCCGTACTTTTTCCTAACCGTCTCCTCACTGATCATAGGAAACAGTTTTGCGATATTCTTCCATCCCTCAATATGTCTTTCGTTTTCACTCACCGGCCATACCCCCTATTAGTTTATCAAAATCCGCATTCATCAGCCACCATAAAACCTGACCAGCGGGTTTCCGTAATCGCTCTTCAGCGATATTACATATTTCCTCATACAAATCTTCACGGTCTGTAAAGTCCAGGGTGATAACCGGCTTATCTTTTTTAATCACTTCGGGCTTTTTGGGTTTATCACTTTCCGGATTATCCTCTTGTAAATAATTCCAGAGCGTTGATGCGCCGATTTTTAGTTTTAACGCAACAAGCTTCCGGTCGATACCATCTGCAACCATGGCCCTGGCGATACGTTTACGAGCGTCCGCGATAACCGGCATCTTAGAATCCGATGTCACTTTTTCGACAGAGATTCCCTCCTGGGCGCAATATTTAGGCAAATCGACAGAGACGGTGAACTTGCCGGTCTTCTTTTCGGGCGGCTCTTTATTCTCAGACGTGAAGGGTTTTTTAGAAAGAGCGTCGGCGGCTGCTTTTGCCCTTACGTGCTCTTCTTCTTTCTTCATCCGGTTATCTCTAATGCACTTCGAACACGTATTTCTGTATCCATCCTCGCTGTTGCCCGCCTTTTCAAAATACGTATCGGCGCGTTTTTTCTCTCCGCACTGATCACAATTCTTGTAATACAGGTTGTTTTCTTGTTTTGCCATTTCTCTTTTCTCCTTCGCTGTTTGTATGCCCCAGTGATCCGGCCGTGATTCTCGTAAAAATGCCATTGATGGGAAGAATTCTTGCTTTAACGCATCGTCGTACTGGATAGGAAGAGGGCAACTCGCGCATGGTTCATGGTTTTTGGGTGTTTTTAAATTAGGGCATTCATGACATGGCGATTTTTGCATGTTATCCAACAAAGCGTTTCAGTCTCCGCAGTATCAACCTTCGATCCGGTTTCTTAATCCCTATCGCTCGATATCGAGATAGCATCAAAGCGAACAAAAGGACGATATACACAAACAATAGAATTGCATCTTTCATGGTTTTTCTCCTTTAAAATGATTCAAAAACCCATTGTTTCTTCTTCCACTGAACCGCTACCCATCGAAACCAAGGGAACATTCTTGCAGCCATTTTAATTTTAACCCTTGCGTCATCACGCCAAAACCCCTTAACCTCGTGCATCTCAATTCTATCTGTTGTGATAACTAAAAAATCGGGCCGATAATGCGTTTTTTTGGCTAACCGAAAATTCAACTCATCAAAACGCCAATCTATTATCAATGCCGCTAACTTCATATTCTCAAGTCGTCGGGCATACCTCTCCTCTGTCTTATTCATCAGTGCGTATTTTGATTTTATTATTGGTTTCATTAGAGAATCTGCGCCCGGATTTCCTCAACCACCTTTTCGATCATGTTACACTCGGCCTTGATGTCCCCTGGTATATTTTCCAACACTTCAAGAAGGCAAAGTCTTCTTTCGGGTGGCTTTTCGCTTTTTGGGGATGGGCTTTCCACTATCCCGCAAATATCATCACATAGTTTTTCCACGGAAGACCGGACAGACACCAACCGATTAACAGCGTCTATTATATCAATATATTTTGGCCTTTTGTTATCTCCCATTAATTCTGCCTTTTCCATAATCAATCTCCTTTCATCATTCGGTTTAAGTTGCCTATAAACTCGACAAACTCCCATCGCAACTGTGGCAGTTCCAGATCCCCGTTCCGAAAATTAAAGACCGAAATCGATAACTTAAAGATCGCCGCGTAAATCCTATTCGCTATTTTGATTCGTTCTTTGTGATCCACATTTCCAGCCTTTTACCAACGCCGTCGCATATTCTACTGCAAACCTCCACTTATCCCCACACAACCAATACTTTACCGCCAAGATATATATTCTAATTATTTTCATTTCTTTACCCGCTTAAAAAATGCCTTTTTACTTTTTAAATATTCTTCAAGGCCCTCGAAGTCCATAACCTGATTAGGATCCGCCACCATCATCCACAACTGATCGCATTTAGTCGCTACTCGATACTGCCCCTCGCGGGTCTCGATATATTTATCCAGCTCTTTTGCCCGGGCCCGCCATGCGTCCCGGCTGTCTGTTAGCTCTGCGATCTCGACAACCTTTGCAGGCACGTTCCAGATCGCATCGTAAACGCCGATCACGGCAAAAAACATTATCGCCGCTGAAATCAACCCTAACCCTACGATCCAGGCAAGCCTCTTTGCGCCTTCCCATAAAATAACTTTGTCCATATCATCCATGGTTTATCCTCCCTATTGTGTTTTTCCGTAAAACATTAAAACTCTTTCCGATATCTCATCCTTGGTCATAGTGAAAACACCATTGTTTGAGATTTCAATAAGGCCACGTTTTAGCCTTAATTCTTCTTTTGTGGTTTGCGCTATCCCTGGATTACGATACAGCCTTTTTCCATCGCCAGTAAAAACGGTGTGAGGTGCCAGGGTATTAAAAAAACGTCGCCAATTTTGGCATCTGCCACACGCCGCATGAGTGGTGTACGCAACTCCGAGTTTAAAATTCCATACTTTGTAATAGATAAGACCTTCCCCCCCGCACTCGTCGCAAGGTTCAGCTTCAAACTCAGGTTTTTCATAGTCTGTATGGGGTTTGTGTGATTCGTAAAGAGGACCAAACTGACTGATTGTCGGGAATTGAGATTTGAAAGGTTTACGCTCTGAAATGATCTTTTGGCAAATATCGTTAAAACTGGGCTGTGGGATGTAGTTTAGTTGATCGTAATATGATTTGGTGATTTCTGTTGTGATTTT